GTCACAGGTTCGAACCCTGTAGGGCGTACCATTAAGAAACAGTCACTTACGCAAGTTTTAAACCAGCCTGATTTCCTCCTTGTGTCGTATTTGTGTCGCTAGCGCCAAAAATGGCGTCAATTTTCCGTGCGTGTTCGGTCAAATGGTTCGGCGCCAGGTGAGCATATCGGCGCACCATCTCGATGCTCTCCCATCCGCCCATTTCCTGCAAAACAGAAAGCGGGACACCGGACTGGATTAACCAGCTAGCCCAGGTATGCCGGAGGTCGTGAAAACGGAAATCCTCTATCCCCGCTTTTTTCAGCCCGGCACGCCAGGCGTTATTGTCATCCACCCGCATTTTTCTCACGGCGGGCGTCAGCGTTCCGTCAGGGCGATGTTTTGCCGTGGTATGAACGAATACCCACCGGGAGTGCTTCCCTATCTGATCCCTTAATACCCTGCATGCGGTATCATTCAGAGCTACGCCAATCGCCTTGCCCGCTTTTGCGTTCTCCGGATTTACCCATGCAACCTTTCTCTGCATATCGACCTGCTGCCACTCAAGCCCGATGATGTTTGAGCGGCGCAGGCCGGTTGCCAGTGCAAATATCACCACTGGCTTAATGCTCTCCGGCATGCACTCGATCAACCGCTCAGCTTCCTCTCTGGTCAGCCACCGTATCCGCTTGCTGATCGGCTTGCGGGTTTTGATAACTGGTGCCGTTTTTATCCAGCCCCCAGTCATTCGCCGCGGCCCTGAGCAGGGATCGAATGAAGGAAAGGTGTTGCGCCTTCGTCGCCTGAGAAACCTGCCGTGGTTTGTACTCCGGAACCGGCTTACCCTTACGCAACGCGGCATCGCGTTTACTCTCCCACACCTGCAGGTGCTTACGGTTGATCATCCCGTTAACGGCTTCGTGAATTTCCTCCACCGTTATTTTCGAGACATCCCGGCCGGAAAAATGCTGCAGCCAAAACTCTATTTTTGTTTTGTCATCATCCAGCGACCGCTTATGGTCTTTCTCCCGCAGCCACCGGATACAGCATTCTTCGAAGGTTTTGACAGGCAGGTCGCCGATCTGGTCAACCCGCCACGCTTCTGCCTTTAGCTTGTCGTGGAGCTCCTGCGCCTGCTTTTTGTCCCCCGTGCCAAGAGATCGCCTAACTCTTTTCCCTGACGGCGTAAAGAAATGACAGTGCCACATGCCGCCTCTGAGGGTGATGGACATAAAATATCTCCTTTATGCTCACCCGCGTTCGCTCGTTTAGTTTCCTGCGGGGATGACAAATACGCAATACATGCCGCTTCGGTCGTTCTGTACTTGTTGCCGACCTTGCGGCCGGCGAGTTCTCCTGACTCAATCAGGCGGTAGATTACCCGCGCCGACACGATGAGTAAGTCGGCGGCCTGCTGAGCTGTTATCGGTTTGTCTGACGCCATATCACCTCCGATGCTTACCGCGTAATTCCTCTTCCTCCTGGCAGTCAGCGCAGCGCTGACAGCCCGGCACCGCTTCCCGCCGTTTTGGTTTGATCTCTTCACCGCAGTCGCGGCGGTGAGTAGCCGAAACCGCCGCATGGTTGATCCGCATGTTCTGGATGGTCATTTCAAGCCGGCGCTCTGCCAGCTCGTTGGCCTGATCGATGAGTTCTGCGCTCATACCGCCTCCCAGCGAATCTGTCGCTTATAAAAACTTTTTACACGCTTAACGCTTCCTGCCACTTCCATTTTCTTCAGCCTGCGAAGCACGTAAGGCGTATTGATTTCCTTATATTTTTGTCGCAACCAATAGGCTACGACATACGTCATGCACCAGTTGTGCTCTCGCAACACTTGAAGGATTTCATCATCAGTGGGATTGCTCATGCTGCCTCCGTCTTCACAACGTCGATGGCGCAGCCGGGGATCAGCTCAACTGAAGCGGTGGCGCACTGGTTACCCCAGTGGCTCCAGCCTGGCGCCGCGCTGCGACTGAACAGCTCAATCCGCGGCACGTCGCCGTAGAGCAGTTCCAGTCGGTGTCTAACTTCCCACGGTTTCTCGCTGTGCGCTCCAAGTGGGCTGTAAACCACCTGCTTAATGCCAGCGTGCTTGCGCTCCAGCCCGGCGCCGCGGGTGGCGATCAGTACGTCTTCGGTATTGGCGCGGGTATGATTGCCGCCGTTCATGCGCGTCTCGGCATTCAGCAGGGCAAGGAAGTCGTAAAAGTCGGCAACCTCTCCCTCTGCCAGAGCCTTGGTAATGCGCAGTTCTGCCAATTGGTTCAACTTCACCCAGGTGAAGCCCTTCATAGTGCGCACCGTAAATCCCCAGGCCTCGGCAAGTTCGATAGCCTCCTGGTTATGCGTGCCGGTGTACCACATCGCCAGTACCGCGTTTTCGGCAGCCAGTTCCCACACAGGCAAACGCTTCAGGTCGATGAGTCGCATCGTCGAGTAGTGGTCCACAGCGGCACCGTTGCTGATTGTGTTCCCATAAGCCCAGGGCGGATCGGCGTAAATCAGGGAGTATCGATTCATTGCGCACCTCTTTTCGTGTCCAGCTCTTCATTCGTATCGAGCTCTTCAGCCATCCGCTGAGCCTTTAAAGGGTTGCTGATCACTTCACCCCATGGCATAAGCCAGCCCTTCACTTCTTTCAAAAAGGGAAGGCGCACCGCGCCAACCCTGATATCGTCCTGAGCGTGTTTCATGCTCTACCCCGTCAAAAGGGAATGTCGTCGTCGAAGTCCGGCGGATTCTGGATGTTCTGAGCGTGCTGACTGGCAGCTTGCTGCAGCCGGGAATGAGGTACTGCATTAGGGTTTTGCGCATAAGGGTTAGCGCCAGCCTGCTGGCGACCGCCACCGGAAAACTGAGGATTACCCTGAACGCGATCGTCTTTATCTTTCATCGACTTTTCCAGGGCGGCGATAGCGGTTGCCGCTTCGTTTTCGCTGTATTCGGCATAAGTGCGACGCGAACCCGGCTGGAAAATGTGGCGGACCTCGAATTTATAGCCGTCGGTTCCATCACCTTTGGTGTACAGGACCTTCTGCAGGAACAGTCCTACTTTCTTGCCGATCAGTGCCGGGCAATGCCACTCAACACCATTTTCGGTTTGCACCTGTTCTGGCTGAGCGCTTTTAATCTGTGCAGCCCAGAGAAGGGCAGAAATCAACCCCATGCCAAAAGTTTGCTGTCCATCTTTCCCGATGTAGTTAATGCGCAGGTAGTTGGCTTTTGCGCCGTCACTGTCCAGGCTCAGCTCAAGCGCCTGTGACTGACTGCCATCCTTACCGAAGGTATAAATGGCTGAGGTAATGAATCCCTCATAAGCGCCGGTTTCGCTAATTCCGCCAGTAGCGCCTGCTTTCTTTGCCAGGGTGGCGGCTTCGGTATTCCATATAAAAGACATTGGCTGGTTCATGGTTGTGATCCTTATAATTCGGTCATAAATTCGGTGATAGCGACGTCAACGGCTTTAAGGTCGTTATCCATTTCAGTGAGCCCCGGGAACAGGTCCGGAGGCGCTTTTGCGGTGTCGTTGTCGTCACCCTTAATCAAAAAAACGTGCTTTCCGTCTTTTTTGATGGCCCGGAGAACGATGGAGAAATAGCCCTCGGGCGTAAGCTTTTCGTTCAACATCTTGCCGGTGGTTTTCATCCTGATCTTCCCGTCCGACTCTTCGGTATGGGCCAGGAAGTAAACCCTGAAGTCGTCCGGCAGCCGTGTAGCGGCCATAATGATTTGCCACACGTGATCAGCCATTTCAGTAAACTTCTGATATCCGGTCTGGTATGCGCGCATCATGTTTTCGTGCTGCATGACGACCTGGAAATCGTCGATAACCAGTACGCGTCTTGTCTTCGAAAGCACCATGCGGTTGATGGAGTCCAGCACCGCATCCCAGGCATCAAACCGGATGATGTTTCCACGCTGCACAGAGCCATCCGGCAGCTCTTTCCCGTTGAGCTTCCAGCCGGTAGCGCGAAATGGCAGCATCTTCGGAATGCATTGCAGTAAAATCACTTCGTCAGGCGTGAAGTTGCGCAGGCTGTATGACTTGCCGGCGCCGCTATCACCCAGGATGAGTACAGGCGTTCCCATATCAGGCTCCTTTCAACCAGTGTTTGATGGTGAACAGGATGTCTTCGTCGTCACTGTTGCTGGACAACCAACGGAGATATCCAGGGTCAACTTTGGCTATCTCTTCGAAGGACAGTCCTTTGTGCTTACCGAAGCGGATCGCCTTCATCAGTGACGGGCTGTTTGAGATGGTGCGCATTTCTCCCATCGTCCACTTAGCCAGGCGGCCCATATACAGCAGCAGTTCGGCGGTGACATAGCAGTCATACAGCGCGCGGTGTGCATAAAGGCCTTCAGGCAACTCAGGCTTAAGGCCCAGCCGATAACGCATGTACTGGTTACCGTGGCTCTCAAATTCCGGATACTGGATGCGAGCCAACTTCAGCGTGCAGATCCAGGGGGCGTCAATCTGAGGTAACTTGGACTTATCGAATTTCGCGTTGTGAGCAACATACGCATCAGCGCCCAGGTAACGGCCGATAACTTCGCTAATCAGAGGGGCGTCAGCGACCATATCTTCAGTGATGTGGTGGATAGCCATAGCCTCGAAGCTTATCGCCTCAGTGGGCTTAACAAAGTCGCTCATCGGGTTGCAAATAACGCCGTCGACGATATCCACGCTGGCAATCTCCAGCACACTTCCTTCCAGACTGGTCGTTTCTGTGTCGATAACTCTCAACATTCTTTTGTCTCCGTGTGTGCGTCGTTGACTGCATCAAATTCAGCCAACTGGTTAGCGGCGCTTTCGAGGTCTACTGGCTGCAGGTCATAGGCGAGAATCACCATGGCCAGCGCCAGCATTGCGTTCTGACTTACCATTTCGTTCTCCGTCCAGATTTCTGGCGCCCCGGGTGTTTAATGAAATATTTCTCGGCACATCCCTTGTCGTCGCAGAAATGCGCCTGGCGGGTAGTCATATAGTTCGTGATGGAGCGGACAACGCAGTCCTTCGGATGGCGCAGAGCGAAGCAGTGTTCGCACTGAACTGCGTTGAGATGCTCGGTTGCAGTAGAGAGAAAAATCTTTTCCTCAAAACTGCCCGGCACGCCGCGGGAATCGACGTAATCGACCATGTTCTGGGTGATACCGGCTGCATTAGTAAATGACCCGCGTCCTATCAGTTTCACGATGTGGCCACCCATTTTCAGGCGTGTGCCGGCAGGCAAGGAGGCAAGACGTTCAGAAGTTAAACGCGGTAAAGGTTGCATGGTTTACTCCTTAAAAAGGTTGTAAGAATCCCGGCACCGTAATGGCTACCTGATAGCTCAGTTAAATTCTTTGGTTCGATTAACGGCGGAGGCCTTGCCCCAACCCGTTCAGATAAACTTCAACCAGCAAGTCGGTTGTGTAAGTCCGCTCAATCCCGCGATGCAGGTACAGGCGGCCGCGTTTATTTGCTGACGCTGTCCAGGTGCTTTCCCGATGCTTAACGAGCATCCCTGGGAGAACGGCGCCGCGGTTAACGGTCTGTGTCCCGTAATGATGACTAACCATTGAACACCCCCGTAGCGTGCAGAATTTTGATAATCAACGCTGTCCAGATAACGCCGCAGATCAGCAGGCAGTAAATCAGTGAACGAATGCCTTGTTTGCTCATACGACACCCCAGCAAAATTCAAAGCTTACCCATGCAACCGCAATCACAAGCAGAGCAACCTTCAAGCAGAACCGGTGCCATGCAGGTACTTCGTGTTCTCGGATCATTTGCCACTCCTTAACCGGTGAAGAGCCGGATTAGCCTTCTACCAATTCAGTTGGAAGACCAATTAACCGGTTGAGGTCCTCAATCTTCAGTGCAGGAAGAGCCACTTTGGCGCTGTCAACGTTTTCAGGTATAAGCTCTTTGCTTTCAGGCCATACTTCTACAAGGCGACTCAGGGTAGTGACGGATTTCAGAGCAGCCCAAACAGTCGCCTCAATTTCTTTTTTTCTGGAATTGAGCTTTTGCTCTTCGTCGATAATTGAATCAAACCGTTTGGTAATTTCATGCTCGGCACCAAAAAGACACAGTTCACGGTTTGGAGTGACCAGGAAAATTTCTTTTCCCTCAGCATTTCTTCCGTATGAACACCAGCCAAGGCGTCGTCCAGAAATTGCAATATTGATTGAGCTTTGCGGATTTCCAGAAATGTGAAGCGAAGCGCCAGCACTGCGAAGCTCTGCCTCTAATTTCTCAAGCTTTTCATACTGCTTATCTACCTTGTCAGCCTTTTCTTTACCGCCAAAAGCAGCGATACGGGCATCCCTTGCAACTTCCTGGCGTTTAAGGTCAAGGGATTCAATAGCATCGATAACCCCTGATTTTGCCAGCGCGTTTTTGGCAATCTGTTCGCGTAATGCATTCGTCAATCTTACTGATGTCATCTCTTCACCTTTGCCTTATCGCGGCTAACGGAGCGTTGTTACCTATTACCGGCGCCAACGTTGTTGTTTGGATGAATTGAATATACAAAACGTATTCATTACTTGCAATACAATACGTATACTTATTTTTGCTGCTACAGATAACATTTTGTATTTTATGAAGGTTTATTTTTCCATTAGCAGTTTGAGCCAACGAAAATTGTTAGAGCGAATAGGCGCGCGTGGAATTGAAATGCGTAAAAAGTGTGTCACGGAAAGGAGATCAGCCGGTCATGGCGCCGGCTGGAGGTTAGATAAGGCGAAGCTTGGTTTCTACGGCTACACCGATAATGCGGCAGTTTCCATTAACTGGGACTAGTGGCCATTGGGGATTGAGGCCCTTCAGGTATTTCTGGCCCCCGTCAATAATCAGCTTTTTGAATGTCGCTTCGTTTGATTCTGATAGCTTAGCGATCACAAGGCTGCCATTTACTGGCTCACGGCCGGTATCAAACAAAACGTAGGTACCCTCGGGAATGCTAAGCCCGACTGGTGAAGTCATGGAATCGCCTTCAACAAGCAGCCAGAACGCTTCCCCTTGGATATGTGCATTGGACTCAAGCCACAAATCAACATCTTTGATGGAATAAGGTTCTATAGCTTCTCGCCACGATCCAGCCTGAACACTACTAAGCACTGGATACTCGTTGCCGCGCTTATATGGCCCAACGTACTCAACATCACCCTTGATGTTTTCATCGATTATCATGCCGCCAGCACCCACAGAAAAATTATTCTTGCCGAGGAAGCGAAGGATTTTAGCTATGTCCTCCAGGCTGGGCTCTCTCCTTGCGTTTAGCCAATGACTAACGGCACCTTTGGTGATCCCGAGATGCTCTGCCAGCTCTTCCTGGTTTATGCCCTTCGTTTTCATGAGGGACTTTGCTAGGTCATACCATTTCATGCTCATACCCAAATGATACAAGTTGTATATCTTTCTTCGAGTCACAATTTGTATATTTACCTTGCGAGGAAAGAATACAATATGTATATTAAAACTGTTTAGAGGAGACCCGACATGAACAATCTAAGCAAGATCAGACGTCGAGCAGGGCTTACACAGCGCCAGATAGCGACGGAGCTTAATCTGACGGCCGGCGCTATCTGCCATTACGAAAACGGGAAACGGGATCTCAGTATTGAGCAATGCCGAAAGATAGTTGCTGCGCTCAACAAATACGGAGCTTGCGTCAGCATTGACGACGTTTTCCCACCATCAAAAGCCAGTGCCGCCTAACCGGCGGCCATTTCAAACACCACCAGAGGAAGTATCACAAATGGAGAGTTCAACAACACGCAACAAAGTGGAGGCCCGGAGAATTGAAAGCTGGTTGCACAGCCAGATAGCAGAACTGGGAACCACGAATATCGCCAAAGTGGCCGGAGTGAATAAGTCGACGGTAAGTCGCTGGCGGGAAAGCCTGCTGCCGAACATGTCGCTGCTGCTGGCCATCCTGATTTCTAACCGAACGGGAGAGAAGGGGGGTTTTGAGGCATGAAGAGTAACAGAAAGGGCGAAAGCCGCAGTGCGCGAACACTAACGGCTTTCTAAGCGAATTAACTGGATCAATTCACAGGAGTAATTATGCCTAAGAGCAACAGATTTTACCAGGCACAAACACACAAAAATGTTACTCGTGACCGTTTTGTCCGCTCGGTAAATCCAGTGGTGGCTGAAAAGATGCGCGCCATTCTGGAAGAGCTGAAACGGAAGGAGGAAGGCCGTGAGTAACGTTCTCCGCATATCCGATTTTAGAGGGTCTCAGAAGCCCATGGAGAAACCTCAGCCATCAGGGCAGGGGTTGGTATTCCTGCACCGCAAAGTAAGAGAGCTGCCGTTCTACAAGAGCGACAGTGAAGCCGTCCATTTGTGGATCCATCTCATCATGGAAGTGAACGCAGCGGAAGGTATGGTCACCACTGAGTTTGGTGAATATCCAGTTGGTCGTGGTCAGGTGATTACCGGGCGCCATACCTTATCGAAAGACACAGGGATAACACCTGACCGGGTGAAATATCTTCTGAACAAATTCGCCAAAATGGGCATGATCACCACACTGGCAAACAAGAAATTCACCCTATTAACCGTCACCAAATATGACGATTATCAGCAGTTTTTTGTGCCAACAGAATGCCAACAGAGTGCCAACGCAAACCCAGTAACCACGCTGCGTACAAGTGAGGTTGTGCCAACAGAATGCCAACAGAGTGCCACAAACAATATATTAAATAATATCTCTTCTACTGACGTAGAAGAGAGTGCATCAGCATCGCAAAAATCAGAACCGAAAAAACCGTCTCTCAGCTGTGAGCAGGTTGTTGAGGTTTACCACCGGGTTCTGCCAGAAGCACAAGGCATCAGGATCCTCACTGATAAGCGCCGTAACCTGATCCGTTCGTTCTGGCAGAAGGCCAACAAAATTACACGTCAGCTTGATGGCCATAGCTTTACCCTGGCCGACTGGGAGTCTTACCTGAGCTACATCGCCAGTAACTGCCGGTGGATGCTTGAGAATCGCCCTGATCAGCGCACCGGGAAAACTTGGCGCCGCAAGTCGCTGGAATACTTCCTGAACGTCGATGTCTACGCCAAAACGCGCGAGGGGGCCTGTGATGACCTCTGATTTCATGACACCTCCGCACAGCATTGAAGCAGAGCAGAGCGTACTGGGCGGACTCCTGCTGGACGACGACAGCAGCGAGCGTACTCAGAAGGTGCTTTCGATCCTCAAGCCGGAATCTTTCTACTCGCGTCAGCACCAGGTCATTTTCGCTGAAATGCGCCAGATGTACCGCGACCATAAGCCGGTTGATCTGCTGACCCTGTTTGATGCTCTGGAAAGCAAGGGGCTGACAGAGACCGTTGGGGGCTTTGCATACCTGGCTGAAATGTCGAAGAACACACCAAGCGCGGCGAACATCGTGGCCTATGCAATGCGTGTCCGTGAGACCGCGATGGAACGCTACGGTATCGAGAAAACAACGAAGGCGATCGAATTGCTTTATGCCCGCAACGGCATGACGGCAGAGCAGAAATTTGACGCTATTCAGGGGTTGTTTACCGAGATAACCGAGCACGTAAAAACAGGTCGACGGACAGGGCTTCGCACGTTCTATGACGCTGTGAATGACTGGTCAAATGAGTTTGACGATCGGATGAAACCTGATGGTCGTTCCCGTGGGTTATCGACTGGGATCCGCTCTCTGGATGAGCTTCTCGGTGTGAAGCGCATTGTGCGCGGCAGCCTGTTTGTTATAGGCGCTCGCCCGAAAATGGGTAAAACCACGCTCTATACCCAAATGGGCGTTAACTGCGCCACGGTCGAAAATGAGCCGGCCCTGATGTTCTCCCTGGAAATGCCGGAAGGGCAGATGGTGGAGAAAATCACTGCGCAGAAGGGGCGGATCTCGCCGAACCTGTTTTACCCAGACATGACGAAGGACGACTACGGCTATCGGGGGGACTGGAACAGCGATCTGCAAAAAGCTACCGGTGTCATGGGTGCGCTGATTGAAACCAACAACCTCCTGATTGACGACACTCCCGGTGTTTCACTGGCGCATGTTATGGCCGAGTCGCGCCGAATCAAGCGAGAGCGCGGGAAGGTCGGGATGATCCTCGTCGATTACCTCACGCTGATGACCGCCGATAAGGCTGAGCGAAACGACCTGGCCTATGGGCTGATCACCAAAGGCCTGAAGATTCTGGCTAAGGAGCTGGATTGCGTCGTCGTTCTCCTGACTCAGCTCAACCGGGATCTGGAGAAGCGAACCAACAAGCGCCCGCTGCCGAGCGACTCCCGAGACACAGGCCAGATAGAGCAGGACTGCGACTACTGGCTGGCGATTTACCGGGAAGGTGCCTACGACGTGAACGCAAACCAGAGTGACACAGAGCTCCTCCTGCGCCTGAACAGGCATGGCGAGACCGGTGTTGTCTATTGCGAGCAACGACATGGTGCGATTTATGACTGCGACCAGGAGGCTGCCAGTCAGCGCCGGCGCGAGAAAGAAGAAAAGCCAACTAAACGGGGTGGGTTTTGATGAAAAAGAACTCTGGCAAACAAGCCGTAATCAATTACATCGGCCAGCATCCGGGCTGCAACTTTCAGGATATCCGCCGCGGTACCGGGCTAGACCAGTCCGTTGTCAATTCTGCCTTGTGGCAGATGAACCGCGATGGACGCGTTAAGCGCGAAGGAGAATGTCGGAGCTATCGCTACAGCCTGGCCGATAAGACAACCGTAACAGAAAGCACGTCGGCGGATTTCCAGTTTAGCAATCGCCATTGCGGCGCCAATAGGCTGACCAACCTTTTTAACCAGTGCCTGGCGGGAGTGAGAAAATGAACATTGAAACGGTAAACGAGCTCATTCAGTCGCTTGAGAGTGCGGGCGAGCTGTCGATCAAAGAGCAGAAGTATCTGGAACTGGCGAGGGCGTTTAAGCAGCTGGCTGCGGAGAATGTGGGGCTGAAAGCTGCGTTTGAACAACCACAGGCCTATCTATCCTGGCATGCTATTCCACCAACTTGGAATGATCCTCTCCCATGCGGTGAATATCTTGATGTTCACGATACAGATGGGCACAAAAATTCTGATGGCACTGATTGTTGGCCTGTTTATGCCAAGCCTGAAATCGAAACCCCCGCCACCGATCGCATCGTAGCCGGGATTAAGGCTGATGGGGTGGAGGAGTTCGCGGAGCTGACCGATAAAGTTGCCGACGAAGAGGAGTTTTATGACAACGGGGAATCCGCCGAGTATTTGAAATACACCGCTAAGCAAGCCAGATTGTTCGCCAAGCAACTGCGCGAGGGGGCCGACAAATGAGCAACCGTATCCCTAACTTCGGATGGAACCGCCTGAAACTGGCAGCGCTCACCTATGAGCAACTCGCTCAACTGGAAGAGCAAGTGAAGGCAGAGCATGCCTGTAAAAACGGCATTCACCTCTTCGATAAAGCTGGCCAGCGCAAACTCGATGCCCTTAGCTGGGCCATATACAACAAGCAGAAGGCGGAGCGTGCCGCATGACAACTGATATCACCGAACTGGCGCAGAGCCATGAGCTACGCAATAAGGTTAACCACCGTCTGTATGGTGCTCTTGAATTTCAGGGGACATCAGGCGAGAACGCCACAATCACCCTAAGCATTGATGAGTGTAAATCTATCATCGCGGCTATGGATGAGCGTCTTGCGCTGGTAGAGGCGCTGGAGAAGGCGAAGGGGATGGAAGCCTACTGGAAAGTTCAATGCCGTGGGATAACGGACCATTGCGAGGTGTTGCAGGCGCGTATCGCCGAGCTGGAGCCCCGCACCGTGAAGCTGCCAGATGATGCAGAGCACGACATCATGGCTCCTGTAGCCGCGTATTTATCTGAGAAATTTAAGTGGGACGGCAGCGCTGCCAGATGGGATGGGCGCAATGAATACGATGTATTGGCCGACAGAGTTAAATATGCCCTCAGGATGGTTATTCGTCGCGCTGCTGGCATCAAGGTGGAGGTTGAGTGATGGCTATCACTGAAGGATTCTGCGCGGACCTCTACTGCGACTGTGATGGTTGTCTGTCAGGGAAAATCTATCCGCAGGGGAAGGCTGATTTCATCGGCCGGAATATGACCGACATTTCTCAACAGGCGCGCAAAGCTGGCTGGCGCATAAGCAAAGACCGCCAGCGCTGCTATGCGCCGGGCCACAAAATTTCACGGGGAGCCAACCAATGACCAGCAAATCAACCATAACCAGAGAGCAGGTTATCGCACTCATTGCAGAGCACTCTTACGATAGCGCGTTAGTTGATGCTCTTGAACATCTGTTGGCCGCAATGGACAGCGAGCCTGAGTATTTGCCACTCGACTACCTGCAGGGACAAAAAGACGGTCTGGAGTGGGCCGCCCAACTGGCAGAAGCCAATCACCCTGAAACCGGAGACTGGCTTTACGATGACCCTACAGCGCTGGCAAAAGCTATTCGCAAAGGTCCAGATATGCCGCCAGCGCAGCCGGTAGAGGACAGCGAGCCGGATCGCAATCCTGTGCTGGCGTATGCCGACAGTTATCGTGATATGGCGAAGCAAGGCGTCCAGTCAGTCCCAATATGGAGCGTTATTACCGACCTGGAGCGAAACATAGCTCCGCTCTATCGCCACGCGCAGCAGCCGGTGGTGCCTGATTATCCCGAAACATTACCATGCCCCGTATTGCTGGAGCTTGGCCTGCGCTTCGGGAAAGGCGTGAAAACCAGACTGGTACTGGATGCCATTCAGCGCAGGGCCGAGCATTCCGCCGAACTTGAGGCTATGACGCCAGAGGAGCGGGCTGAATATGATGCTGGTATCGAAGAATTTAAAGCTATGCTGCCGCAGCCAGCGCAGCCAGCGCAGCCAGCGCCGGTAGTGCCAGATGAGAGCTATCAGCAACTAAGCGATTTGTATCACGCGCAGGAAAAGCGACTGTTCAAAATTGCACAGCGCATCAAAGGGTCAGCTTTCGACAAATACTCGCACTCGCCATCGCAGGCTATCGATGTACTGGAGGCGGCTATATTTGGCGATAATGACGCCTGCCGCGCCGCCATGCTCCAGGCTCAATCTGAAGATGATGACGGCGAACCAACCGACGATGAACGCATTATGGCTATTGAGGGCATTCATAACTGCGAACGGTGCAGTGATGGAGGGTGGGTTATCGGTGAAATGGGTATCACGCGCTGTGCGTGTGGCCAGGCTGACAGCTCTCCAGTAATTCCCGGAGCAGAGCAACGCATCGCGGATGCGGTTGAGCTGCTGCAAAAGGCAGCTCCGGCAATGCTTGCTGATAACAGCGGCTCTGATGGCCCACTGGCCGGCAGGATGAAGTCTCCGGTAATTCCAGATGCATGGATTCCGGTAAGCGAGCGGATGCCGGATGATAGTAGTGATGTGCTTTGCACTGCTGAATTTGATGGCCCAGGCGACTGGAGAAGAAAGGTCGGCTACTGGCACGAAGGGAAGTGGGTTGTTTATGGCGCGTCATGGATGCCTACCCACTGGATGCCGCTGCCAGCCGCCCCGCAGGAGGTGAAAGGTGAATAAGGTTGAACTGCTTCAGAAGATATCGGCGCTCGCTACTGAATGCCACGCGCTGGCCTGTGAGCTTGATATCGGCGATGAGCGCACTGAAATGTTCGAAATCTACGGCGTGCTGCACAACCTCGGTCGTCGCGGGTACGCCAGCCAGGTAGGGCAGAGAATGAATCCTCTGCTCGCATCCTGCGATGATGACGATGATGATAATTGGGACGAGGATGACGACTGATGCCTAAATCCCCCGCAGAACGCAAAGCCCCCAGTTGAAATCAACCCCCTCTCCTGAGGGGTTTTATCGTATATGCTCATTTTGCTTTTATCCCCGGGAAGGGCGATAATGACCTAGTCAGCCTGAGCAACTGACACGATTATCCGGCGCCAAGTGGGGACACATGGCGCACAAAACCTTAAAGCAATCCCTGTCACCGATGGCGAAAGTCACCGGAGATTTTCTGCATTCATCGTTTGACCTCTCAGGAGGTGAAGCGTGAAACAGCAATTCCACCTCGTCAACGACGCTATCAAACAGAACGCCATCAATTTCATTCGAGAATTGCCAGTGGATGCCAGGCGCCCTCTGATTCTCGATATCAAGGAGATGACGCGCACTCTCGAACAAAACAAGAAAATGTGGCCGCTCCTGAAAGACCTGTCAGATCAGGTTGTCTGGTTCGGTAACAAATACGACTCCGACGACTGGAAAGACCTCATTACTGCCCTGGTGGCCAAATCGAAAAAACAAGAGCAGCGCATGGCCCCCGGGCTGGATGGCGGCGTTGTGATGTTCGGACAGCGTACCAGTAAAATGACAGTGCGTCAGATGGTTGAAGTTATCGAGGCGATCTACTGGTTCGGCACCCAGCAGGGCGTTAAGTTCAGTGAAAAGTCCCGCATTGAAATCGAATGGGCCAAGCGCTGGGGAGAATCCCATGCATAGTCCCCTCGCCAAAGTAATTGAGCGCTCAATCTTTCGCATGCCAGCGCGCCGCAAGCGCAAGGTCGAAGTTAAGCCGTCCGACATCCCGACACTGAAAGGCTATACCGCCCGCCTGGTAGATAAGAAGTGGCTGTGCCTGAGAGCAAGGAGGCCACATGCGTAAACCAGCACGCCGTAAATGCGCCCACTGCCGCGAGTGGTTCCATCCTACCAGGGAAGGGCAGGTAGTTTGCTGCTTTGAATGCGCCAGCGCACTCGCCAAAAAACAGACAGCAAAAACCCGTGAAGCTGCAAAGAAAAAGGCGCTACAGCGTCAGCGCAAATCCGAGAAAGAAGGGCGTCAGCGTCGCCGGGCCAAGCGCGAGTCATTCAAGACAAAGGCCCAGTGGGATAAAGAGGCTCAGTCGGCTTTCAACAGATACATTCGCATTCGTGATGAAGGTAAGCCCTGCGTCAGTTGCGGAAACCCGCTTGTCGGCAAAAGCAACTACCTGACCGGCAGCGCCATTGATGCCAGTCATTACCGGTCCCGCGGCGCAGCATCTCACCTGAAATTCAACGTGTTCAACGTCCACTCCGCCTGTACCCGCTGCAACCGGCAGTTGAGCGGCAACGCTGTTGAGTACCGGATTCACCTTATTGATCGCATTGGTCTTGACCGCGTAGAGCGCCTTGAGGCTGATAAGGAGCCGCGCCGGTTCGATATTCCCTACCTGCAGCGCATTAAATCCATATTCACCCGCAGAGCCCGCGCGCTGGAGAAGCGCCGCGCACGCCATCAGGAGGCCGCATGAAGATCACCTATAGCGACGAAGGGGCTTACGCCCGCATCTTGCTGACCGGTCCATTTTGGCAACTGGCTAAGGCCAAGCGTATTGCTGATGCCGGACTGGATGCTTCCCCGGTCAATACCTGGGAGTCTCGCGGGCTCACCTTCCAGATCACCTTATACGGAAAAAGCGCGTATGTGCTCAGGGCATATAAGGCGTTGACCAAGTCCATGGCGAGGGCATCCAGATGAGCCGTGACGTTATCGAACGCATCCGCGACCGCTGGATAAAGCTCCGCCTCTTGCGTAGCCGCGGCACCGTACTGGTTGACTACCGCATCCTCAAGAATTTCGTTCGTATCTATCAGACCCTGGGAGAGACAGCATGAACCTAGAATCTATCGCCAAATACTTCGCGCCTAAATCACCAATGCTGAGCGACTCGCCACGGGCTACTGCATCGGATGGTTTAACCGGCACTGACATCATGGCCGCTCTTGGGCTGGTAAATGCCAAGTGCGGATTCGGCTTCGACCTCTATCTGGCAAAGATCGGGGTAAGCACACCTGACCGAGCAATGGAGCTACTTTATGAATCAGCAGAGCGACTATCAATCCGCTTTAACATCGTTTCAGAACTCAGCCATGACGTTCGCAAAAGAGTTCTCGAAGTTCTGTGTGCTTTTGCATACCAGGATTACACACGAAGTGCTGCCAGCGTTAGAAAATGCTCTTGTTGCGCTGGGGCTGGCTTCACAGAAGCTCAAGTATTCACCAATAAATGCTCATATCCGTGGGGTAAGCCGCCTTATTGGGCAAAGATGTCCCGCGCGGTTCTCCCAAGTCACTGGGAGTGCTGGATCGAAGCCCGCGAGATTGTCAAAGTTAAATGCTCAACCTGTAACGGAAAGGGTGTTATCAGCAATTCGTGTCGCTGCAATGGGAAAGGAAAGGTACTGGATAAGGAGGCCAGCGAGCGGATTGGGATACCGGTAATGAAAGTATGCGAACGCTGTAGCGGAAGAGGTTATGCGCGCATGAAGTTTTCGACGGTGCTGGAAGGGGTAAGGGCCGTGACTGACATTAAGAAAACGGTAGCTTATGAGCAGCTGCAACCGTTCTTCGAGGAGCTGGTATCCGAATGTCACAAACAGGAATCGCACGCTGATGTCATTCTCTCTCGGGTGACTAAATAATGAGTATTTTCTATAAAAAAGATTTTTTTGGAAAATAGATATTGCTATTGCCGGAAAAACTGGTTAGATTAATCTCTAACGCTGGGAATCCGTTCAGTCGTTCCGAGGCGAAGAAAATTCAAGCCCGAGGTTAACGGCTTGGGCTTTTTTATGTCCGCAATCCGGTCAGGGCTCTTGAGTGAATACGTGCCGCACTACACGCTGAAGCTCATACGCGAGAGTCCTGAGCCAGATTGCTGATTTAGCTCAGCAGGTAGAGCGCCTGCCTTGTAAGCAGGATGTCGGCGGTTCGATTCCGTCAATCAGCACCAGAACTGAGCAAAGGCTGAAGGGCCTAAAATAAGTCTCTACCGGTACCAGGCTGATCACCTGGTCGTTGCTCCACGAAACGGAGCCCATAACAGTTAAGAGCGTTGTAAGTAGCATATCTGGGAAATGCGGCTCATGCAGATGCGGTTCGATTCCGCCGCAGTGCTCTTTACGTTGTGGTGAATGCGCAGGCTGATGCGCGAAAATTCGGGATAGCTATACGGGGACGTCACCCTCCCGGCCAATCCAGGTAGCAAGCCGGAGATCAGCACCGGCCACCACTCACGAAACCGAGCTGCAGCCCTAACTGACTATCCTGCATCACCAGTGATAGTTATGCTGCAGCCTTCTAAATCCCTCTACCTTGGGACCATTACGGCTACCGCGCCGTCACTTTTTACCCTTGGTATTCCTTCCCGCCTTGAGCGGGTTTTTTATTTGTGCCGCCAGAACGCCATTCACTTTGTGCTTTGTCGTAAATCCATCTGGCGGCCATTTATATGAAAGGCTCGCCGGAGAAATGAAATCAAGTTCAAGCCCTTACACCAAGAGGGGCTGGAAAGGATGATGTAGGCGATTATTTTTGCACAAAGGTATGGACCTGGGCATTAATGCCTGATATTCTCCAGTTACTTTTACTTTGAGGTAATGCAGGATGTTAAAAAAGGCCACCGTAACAATCCAGACAGAAGGAACGCACCTTTATCATGGCGACTGCCTTGAATTGCTGTCGCTAATGGAGGGATCCTCCGTAGATTTAGTGGTGACATCCCCTCCTTATGCTGATCAGCGAAAAGGCACTTACGGTGGGGTATCCCCTGACAAATATGTTGACTGGTTCGCACCCATCGCGGAGCAGCTGCTAAGGGTTCTGAAGCCGTCAGGGTCTTTTATTCTTAATATCAAAGAAAAAGCCGTAGATGGCGAGAGACATACCTATGTTCTTGAGTTGATTCTTCGCATGCGTCAGATGGGGTGGTACTGGACGGAAGAGTATATCTGGCATAAAAAAAATTCCTTCCCTGGTAAATGGCCTAATCGTTTCAGAGACTCATGGGAACGGTGCCTTCATTTCACTAAATCCAGAAAATTCGCCATGTATCAGGAAGCTGTAATGGTCCCGATGGGAGACTGGAGAAAGGAACGACTCAAGAAGCTCAGCGCCAAGGATACCGTGCGAGATGAGTCCAGCGTAGGAAGCGGATTTGGGAAAAATATCTCTAACTGGCAAGGTAGAGATATGGCCTATCCGTCTAATGTTCTACACATGGCCACGGAATGCGGTAATAAAAACCATAGTGCTGCATTTCCTGAAGCTTTGCCGGAGTGGTTCATTAAGCTTTTCACCAAAGAAGGTGATGTTGTATTGGATCCATTCGCTGGTTCCGGCACTTCTTTGTTGGTAGCAGACAGGCTATCGAGAAATGCAGTGGGCTTTGAATTGCTTGGCGAGCATTGCTCTGTTGCAAAAGACAGAATTGGCTTGCAGGGTAACATTGAGCAGGGGATTGTTACATTCAGCAAAAAAGCTGAATAACCTTTAATGATGTGTTAGTTTCCCTTTTGGTTAACCAGTAAAGGAAAACAAGATGTCAGGCATCTGTATTATTGAAGGTTGTGGCAAGCCAGCAAACAAAATCATCGGGGTTCGCCTTCGTCGTGAGTTGGATGATCTTTCTGCTATATGGGCTCAGAATACAAACGCGTATTTGTGTGATGAACATGCGGCGATGGGTTATGAAGTGGATGTCAAGTTCACTCCAAGAGACGATCACACGATCAAAACTACAGTGAGCAATGGTGATTCTGAACCGGTTGTACGCTTATTTGAAATCACCAACCCAGTGAATCGGACTGAAGACGATAAGTAATTTCAGTCAGTAAAATATACAAACCCGCCAACGTGCGGGTTTTTTTATTATCAGGTCGCGCAGGAATCGTCATCGATATGCTTCGTTGTTAAATCCAGCCCGACGGGCCTGACCCCTTTCAAACACACAGCACCCGCTAATAACGCGAGGTGAGAGTATGCATCGCATGGAAAAAATAACCACTGGTGCAGCCTATGGCGCTTCAGCCGGGAGCATCTTAAACGGCATGTTAAATGCTTACAGCCCCGAGCAGTGGAACGCTATCGGTGTACTGGTGGGCATTATCATTGCCGTCCTGACATACCTGACGAATCTTTATTTCAAAATCCGCGAGGATAACCGGCGCAACAGGAGTCGAGATGAATCCGACGCTCAGGAATAAACTGATTGGCGCAATTGCTGGCGGTTCCGGTGCCATCGCAATCGCTTCTGTAATGCTGGGTAATGCTGATGGTCTGGAAGGGCGCCGCTATTACGCATACCAGGATGTCGTTGATGTGTGGACTGTATGCGATGGTCACACTGGTTCCGATATCCGCCGCGGGCATCGATACACCGACAAAGAATGTGATGCTCTGCTGCATTCAGATCTGCGCAAGGTGGCAACGGCCATTGACCCGCTGATTAAGGTCAGTGTCCCCGAAACTACCCGGGCGGCGCTTTACTCATTCACCTATAACGTTGGCGCTGGCGCGTTCAGCAAATCCACGCTGCTGAAAAAACTGAATTCGGGAGATGTTCCTGGTGCCTGTAAGGAATTGCAGCGCTGGACATATGCCGGCGGTAAGCAGTGGAAGGGTTTGATAAGCCGTCGCGAGATTGAGCGCGAAGTTTGTCTTTGGGGGCAGAAATGAGCATGATTTGTTTCTTTATTTCTGCGCTCCTGGCCTTCAATGGTAATGATGCGTGGCCGTGGTTTCTGGCTGTAGGAGTAATCACGTCATGAGTCGATTAACCGCCATTATCACCGCCGTAGTGATTTGCCTGATAGTCAGCCTCGGCTGGCTGGCCAGTCACTACCACGACAACGCCACCGAGTTCAAAAGGCAGCGCGATAAAGTGACTGAGCAACTCAGCCTGGCGAACGACACCATCGCGGACATGCAGACCCGCCAGCGAGACGTCGCAGCGCTCGATGCCAAATACACGAAGGAATTAGCCGATGCAAAAGCTGAAAATGATGCTCTGCAGCGCAAGCTTGATAATGGTGGTCGGGTGCTCGTCAAAGGCAAGTGTCCAGTGTCAACCGCAACCCAAGCCACCGGCGCCGCCAGCGTGGGCGATGATGCCACCGTCGAACTCTCTGCAGTTGCTGGACGAAACGTTCTCGGTATCCGATCCGGAATCGTCAGCGACCAAACAGCCCTGAGGGCGCTGCAGGAATACATCACCACGCAGTGCCTGAAATAACCTGGCGCTGAAAATCAACAAACAGGAGTAAATCCATGGTCAGTTTGCGTCATATGTGTTCGCGCTTTATCTCGGCTGCTGGGCAATTATCACCACCATTTCGTTTGAAGACATCTCGGTGAGCCGAGCGGTTAGCAAGTTGCGCCGGGTGGTGGAGCGGGTCATTTCCGCAGTCTCTATGAAAGCCTCGCCTGAAAAGGCTGATTGGCGAATTGTAGAGCGAATGTGCAGTGAAAGCGTGCGCGAGCAAGTTAATATTTTCGGCCGCCGTCCTCGCAACACCGGCGCTTTGTGCAGTCCGTTGCTATAGGCATTACAGAGCCACTTCAAGAGGTGGCTCGATAATGTCACGGCGAGGTAAGTCAAATGAGCACTACTGGAATACTGACCGCAAAGGTCACGCTACGGCCATATATGAAGCCGCTACTCATATTGTCGGCATTGCTGCGCTGGAACTGGCTCACCGACAAATGCTTTAAGATTGAGGTCGTGAGCGGTAACGAGGCAGAATTATAAAGTTCTGCAAATGGTGTCTGCAAAGCACCATTGACAGAGTTTTATGTAAGTTTCATGTACTACCGGTTAAATAATTTCCCAGTGAGTATTCGGGCAACCAGAGGAATGTTCTGTATGGCTGATTTTGAAGACCGCCGACCATTCCCTCCTGTTAACTTCACTGGCGAAAACTGGCTGCCGTATACCCGACTTATCCCGGCAACCGAAATCGGAGAGTGGGTAAATCAGCACATCCTCTCTGAAGAGGGTTAATCCATAACCCTGATCACGAACATCTTGCTAACGCTCTTGCTGATGGCGACGTCGCGTTTATGTGGGCGTCAGGTGCATTCGCGAAGAAAGGGCGCTATGTCCTCGGCCAGTGCGAGCAGGTGATGCTTCGTGCCGGCGGCTGGCAGAAAGCCAGAATGGAGCAGCAGATGCATGAATGGTTCCGGTCGCATACCGAAGTTCATCATCACCCTGGCTGCCGACTACTGCGAGCAATGCAACGATCTGGAGTTCTGCGCACTGGTAGAGCATGAGCTTTACCACATCACCCAGGCTACCGATGACTATGGCGCACCGAAGTTCAACAAACAGACCGGGATGCCGGTTCTGAAGCTTCGCGGTCATGACGTCGAGGAGTTCGTCGGAGTGGTTCGGCGTTACGGTGCCAGTAAAGACGTGCAGGAAATGGTGAATGCGGCGAACAGGCCAGCGGAGGTTGCACATATCGATGTTGCCAGAGCGTGCGGGACTTGCATGCTGAAGCTGGCGTGAATTTGGAATGCTTTGGAAGGATGGTGATTTATGGCTGCACTAAAACCAGAAGTGAAAGCCTTCATCATTCAGATGCTTGCATGCTATGACACCCTGTCAATTGTGGTCGAAGCTGTCCAAAAAAATTTCGGGATAAAGGTAACCCCCAGCAAGTCGAATCACACGACCCGACGAAGGTCAGTGGTAAGGGGTTGGCTAAAAATGGGTAGACCTTTTCAACGCCACTCGTGAACGTTTCCAGAATGAGATTTCAGACATTCCGATCGCCAATAAGGCATACCGTTTACGCGTTCTCAACCGCATGGCCGTAAATGCCGAAAGCATGAAGAACTACGGTATGACCGCGCAACTACTTGAGCAGGCTGCTAAGGATGTTGGCGACGTATATACGAATAAGCAAAAAGTCGAGCAAAGCGTGGTCGCCACTCATAACGTTATGCCGGTCCCGTCCTGCGATAATGTGGAAGATTGGGAAAAGGCAGCGCAGAAGCAGCAGGGTGAGGTATTAAGTGGATGAATTACAAGGCTGTATGGAAGCCCTTGCCGGGCTCGCAATCGCTTTCCCTCAGTTGCCCATGTAACGAGATTCTCTACGAGGGAACGCGCGGACCTGGAAAAACAGCGGCACAATTGGCCCGTTTTCGTCGCCTGGTGGGACTTGGTTACGGCTCGTTCTGGCGTGGCGTAATTTTCGATACCGAGTATAAAAACCTCTCCGATATCATCACGCAGTCAAAGCGTATGTACCGCCTGTTCAACGATGGCGCACGATATCTGGCGTCAGCGTCGGAATTGCGCTGGGTGTGGCCTACAGGTGAAGAACTTCTCTTCCGGTTCGGGGAAAGAAGAGAGCGACTACTGGGACTATCACGGGCAGGAATTCCCCTTTATCGGATTCAACGAGCTGACAAAGCAGCAATCCGCCGAGTTTTACGAAATGATGTTCTCCTGCCGGCGCTCATCGTTTAGGCCTGAGAACTACCCGCTGGCGGACGGCAGCCTGTTGAAGCCGATTCCCCTGGAGACATTCAGCACTACCAACCCGTTCGGCATCGGCCATACCTGGGTGAAGAAACGCTTCATCGAGCCCGCCCCCCGCGGCACTATCATTCGTGAAACTCAGCGGGTCTTTAACCCGCAGACGGAGAAAGAAGAGGATGTGACGCTTACCCGCGTTGCAATCCACGGCTCGTTCAAAGAGAACCCGTACCTTGATCCGCAGTACATCGCGACGCTGATGGCGATCAAAGACCCTAACCGCCGCAAGGCGTGGGTTGAGGGCTCATGGGACGTTACCAGCGGCGGCCGCTTCGACCATCTGTGGAATGAAGCGCTCCATGTCATTAGCCGTTTCGCATTCCCGATAGCTGGACGGTTGACCGCTCTCATGACTGGGGCGAGTCGAAGCCGTTCTCTAACCTGTGGTGGGCACAGGCTGATGGCACTGCCGCTGAGCTGCCTGATGGTCGACAGTTCTGCCCGCCAGCAGTTCGATAATCCTTATTGGCGAATGGTACGGCTGTCCGCCTGACGAGCTGAACAAAGGCCTGAATATGTCATCCACCAACGTCGCTAAAGGCGTGGCGTGGATTGACAGGCGGCTGGCGGGCGAAGACGTCGACGAGCCGGGAGAGATTCAACTCGACGGGGGTTACGCAAGGTCAGTTGCACATTATGCCTGGCATCTGCAGCGAGGTTATTCCTGGACCGGCTGACGGGCGCGATATTCAACACTGGTGATAACGAGTTATCGATCGCGCAGAAGATGGAAGCGCAGGGAGTTACATGGTTGCCTGCTGACAAAAAAGCCCGGCTCCCGCATCAATGGCGCATCGTTATTCGCTGACATGCTGGAAGCTGTTATCGAAGGTAAAAAGCTGGAATCAGGCGTGCCTGAGAAGCCAGCATTCTACGTTTTCGACTACTGCCGAGGCTGGATTAGCCGTATCCCTGTGCTTGTCCGCGACGATAAAAACCCTGACGACGTAGACACCCAGCAGGAAGATCATGACTGGGATGGCACTCGTTACCGCGTACTGCACTCACCGAAAAAGGTTGGCGCAGTCTTCTTCTAAGGAGCATCGCCAGTGAGCGAACAAGATAACGACCTTCAACTGGCTGTGAACAATCTCGCCACTGAAATGAGGCGAGCGAATTACCTGAATGCCATCGGTATCGGTGGCGGGAACACGAAGCGTCCGACGCTTTACCAGGAATTTGGCTACCCGCGCACGATCACCTTTAACGACTTCTACAACATGTACCGCCGTAACGCCGCTGGCTTTGCTGTGGTGCATCGTCTGCTGGATGGTTGCTGGCAGGACTATCCGGTAATAGTTGACGGTGATGTGGCTCAGGAGGCGGAAAAAACCAACCCATGGGAAAAGAAAGTCACCAGGTTCATGAAGAAATGGTGGCCAAAGGTGAAGGATGCCGATCGCCGCAATATGGTGGGGCGCTACTCTGCGCTGTTACTGCAGATAAAAGATAACCGGCCATGGAATGAGGAGGTCGACACCGCTCTGGTGAAGACGCTCGGTGAAGCTGCTCTGGTTAAGCTGATCCCTGTATGGGAGCCGCAACTGACGGTCGCCGAATGGGATAACGATCGCCAGGCCGAGACGTTCGGCCAGCCGAAGATGTTCAACTTCAACGAGCAGCCGGTTGGAGACGAGGCTTTCGTCGGACCGATGCGCGGTGAGCCTGTGCATCCAAGCAGGGTGATCCTGTTCTGCGAAGGCTCGGAAGATGACAACGTTCTGTCTGGCATCCCGCTACTTGAGGCCGGATACAACAAAGGGCTCGACCTTGAGAAGATTTCTGGTGGTGGCGCTGAGGGCTTCCTGAAGAATGCCAGCCGGCAGATCGCGGTCGAGTTCAGCAAAGAAACGGACATGAACACGCTAGCCGACCAGGCGAGGAAAGCTGGTTATGCCGACCTCGGCGAAGCAATGGGCGATAAGGTCAACAAGCTTAACCGCGGCACCGATGCGGCGGCGGTCATGCAGGCCGGGCAGATGCACGTTCTGAGCGTAACGCCAGGCGACCCGGGGCCGACGTGGGAGGTCACCGCGAACGAGCTTGCGGCGTCAGTGCAAATCCCGTTCACCATCCTGTTTGGACAGCAGACCGGGCGCCTGGCGAGCGATGAGGATAAAACAGACTGGGCCATTCGGCGTAATACCCGTCGTAACGGCTTTCTGACTGACCGTATTACAGCCTTGCTGGAACGCTTCTGGACCATTGGCATTATCGATCCGCCGACAAATGGAGAGGTCACCATTTCATGGACCGACCTGCTGGCGCCCGGAGAGAAGGAAAAAATCGAGAACGCTTCGAAGCTGGCCGATATCGTGCAGAAAACGTCAGGCTTCTATGGTGGCGAGCCGCCATTCACGGCCAACGAACTACGCGAGATTGTAGGCCTCGACCCTCTGCCTGAACCAAAGCAACCACCTAACCCGAATGACAAGGTGACAACCGATGATCCACTGGCCGATGACACCGGAGCAGACGGCAAAGGTAGGGCTGCCGATAGTTCCTCGCAGCAAGGTTGACCCGACGCGATCGGCTAAGCAAGTCAGCGCGATGTTCCGGGATATCGAGGACCGGTATCTCGGCGTCAAGCGCGCTCTGAAAGTACTGTTCGACCAGCGCCTGACCGGGAGAGAGCGAGAGGTTAACAGCCACAACTGGCATTTCCTGTGCCACGTTAACGGCGACGAGCCAACGCTCTACCAGGTCAACGCTGGCAAGTTCATCTACGACATGTCAGCGCAGGAACTGGCCGACCTGCTTGAAGCGGTACAGGTTATTCTCGACGATTACCTGCTGGAAGGCGGCGAGCAAAACCTCTGGGCGATGGATTACGTCGCCGCAGAGGCGCAGCGCGGAACGCTGGAGGCATTCAACAACCTCTCGCAGCAGTCTCAGGTCTACGCCAGCCAGACGACGCTACAGCAGCTTTTAAACAGCCCCGGTTATCTTAATCAGGTGGCAGCCGCCAGACTGACAACGTTCAGTGACTGGAAGGTCATCAGCGATACAGCCCGCGGCGATCTGACCAACATCATCACTGACGCGGTAGCGCGCGGGGTGAATCCTCGCGAGACGGCCAGCGTCATCAGCAAGCGCCTTGATGTGTCGATGGGGAAAGCTAAGACCATCGCCCAGACCGAACAGGTAGGCGCGCTGCGGCAGGCACAGTGGAACGAAACGGACTGGTCGGGCGACAGGCTGGGATTGAAGACTGGCCTGTTATGGCTGTCTGCGCTCAAGCCTACTACGCGCAGCTGGCATGCCAGCCGTCACGGCAAGGTTTATACCACCGAGCAGGTGCGGGACTTCTACGCCGAGAATGGCAACCGGTACAACTGCTACTGCAGCCAGATCCCGGTACTGCTCAATGATGACGGCAGCATTTTCAATGATGGATTGGCGGATAAGTTGGAGAAAGAGCGCAAGCAGTGGACCGCTAAGGAGGCTGCATGACTGTTTATTGGTGCTGCGGTTGCGGTCGAACCTTGAGCTACCAGTGCGTAACTGCGCTGGACTATTTCCCCTGGTGCTGTAGAGCGCCATTGTTACGAAAAATCTAAACAGAGGACGCAACGTGAAGCTATCCAGCATCCACGTTAAATCCCTCGCCATCAACGCCTCCAACATCTCAACGACCACCATCAACGGCCAGGAACACTACGTCATTCGTGGTGCGGTCCCTATCGTCGATGACATCGTGATGAATGGCGGCCTTTACCCGGCGGAGGAGATTAACAACAGCTACCAGACGATGGAAGGCAAGCTGATGCCTCTGCCGCATCCGATGGTAGATGGCAAGTACGTCAGCGCCAATGACCCGCGCGCGATTAATGCTTATCACGTCGGAGCCTGGGCGCAGAACGTCAGTAAGTCAGGCGACCAGGTCGTCATGGACGTTTATATCAATAAGGCGGTTGCCGAGACAAAGCCTGACGGTAAGCGCCTGATTAATCGCCTCGATGAGATGATCGCCGGCACCAACACCGACCCGATCCACCTGTCTACCGGCTTACTCACGAACAAAGAGAGAAAGTCAGGCGAGTCGAAGCAGAAGAAGTACTCATGGATTGCTCGCAATATGCAGTTTGACCATATCGCCATCCTGCTCGATGAACCAGGCGCCGGTACGCCGGAAGAAGGCGTCGGCATGTTTGTGAATGCAGACGGGCAGGAAGGAGAGGTTGAAACCGCCAGCCTTATCGACGCGGCTAACAGCCTGAAAGACGGCCTGCTGAATAAGGTGAAGTTCTTCCTCACCCACAACTCCGATGCCTCATTCGACGAAATCTACCAGATGCTGCGTGAAGCCATTCGCGCGCCGTCAGGCAGCGATGTTTATCGCTATGTCGTGACCGTATGGCCCGACAAATTCATCTTCGAAGAGGGCAATAAGCTCTTACAGCAAAAATACCTCATCGACGATAGCACAGTCACGCTGGTCGGTGATCCAGTAGAGGTCGTGCGCAAACCAACTGAGTACGAAGTCAAAACCAACGGAGAAATAAACCCGATGAAAGAGAAGATGATCGCCGCGCTCAATGCCGCAGGCGTTAAAACCGAGGGGCTGACCGACGATCAGGTCTGGGATGCCTATAACCAGCAGATGCAGAAGAAAGATGGCGGCGGCGACCCGGGCCAGACCCAGATTAATTCTGAAGCGATTACCGCGGCGGTGAATCTGGCAATTAAGCCGCTGACTGACGAGATCGGCACGCTGAAAACTCAGCTGCAGGCCAACGCTGAGAAAGACCTCAAAACCAAGCGTGATGCGGTCAAAGCGAAATTCCCGTTCATGACCGAAGCGGCGATCAACTCGCTGGCCGGCGACGCGCTGAACGACATGTACTCGCAGTGCCAGACCAGTACTGGTCTTAACCCGGCATTCCAGGGTAATGGCGCACAGAGCGAAATTCTTTCTATGGAGGCACCTGAATAATGGCTCTCGCACCTCGTTTCCATACCGTAATCGCGGGCCCGGCCCGCAAGAATGACCCGCAGGTCATTGAAGCAATCATGGCGGCGGCAGTGAAGCCTGGTTCTCTGGTAATGCTGGATAGCACAGGGAAACTGGCTGTTCACAATGTTGCTGGCGGCGCAGGAGTGGCTCTGGCTCTTCAGCATAACTATATCGGCGGCGGTGATATCCGCGATGCAGTGCCTGCCGGTGATACTGGCGCGGCCATCATGTGCGAAGACGATGTCGATTACCACATGCTGGTAAAAGCCGGCGAAGTGTTGCTGGAAAACGAAGGTCTGGTTTCTGCCGGTGACGGCACACTGGCCAAGTCGACCACTCCAGCCACCGACCAGGTCCTCTTCTTTTCACGCGAAAAAATCACCGTTGGCGCTGAAGCCCAGCTCGTGAAAGTTCGCAAATCAGGGAAAGCTACCGCATGAGCATGATCGTATTTAACAAAAAGCTGGTTACTGAACATAACCAGATCATGAAGGCATGGAATCAGCTGCTGATGCAGCGCGAATCCTTCAACGTTAACCAGAGCACCATTTCCGCTCAGTACGGCGGCGCGCTGGAAGTTAACCAGGCTGCGCTGATCTCTAAAGACTACTGGCGTGAAGTGGACAACATCACCACCAGAGTCTTCCGTAATGACGAAGGCAACGGCCTGCTGGATGACCTGCTCGGTCTCGGTACGCCAATCTCTATCGGCAAGACTGCGGCGCTATACCGCGTTTCCAGTGACGCCGGTAAGGTTCACCGCACCCTGACCGGTCACGTTCCGGAAGAGCTGGATAAGGTCATCTACGACGAAGCGGGTGACCCGGTACCGATCTTCAACACTGGCTATAGCCGTGAGTGGCGTGAGTGGAACGGCATGCAGTCGGAAAACCTCGACGCGATGGCTGACGACCAAGAAGCGCACGTTGCCGCTATCCGTGAGGATATGGCTGACTACATGCTGTCTGGTGACGCGAAGGTGAAGGTTAAAGGCTATGTCGGCGCCGGTATCACCAATCACGCCAACACCAACCAGGTGGATCTGAGTGCATCCGGTCTGAATATCGACCTGACCACCTCGACTCCTGATGAATCAGTAGCGTTCTTCACAGGTCCGTTCGCCAAACTGCTGGACGATAACTACGTTCAGGAGAAGGTAAAGGTGTGGGCATCCCCGGATATCATGCGCAACCTGAACCGACCGTATTCCGATGCCGCGGGCTTCAAAGAAGGCACCGTGCTGGAATACATCCTGCGCTATGGTCGCATTGAGTCGTTCAACCAGACCTTTAAGCTGACCGGTAACCACTTCATTGCGTACGTTCGCAACTCGCAGTACATCAAGACTCGCATCGCCGCGCCGGTGGGCACCTTCATGATCCCGCGCCAGAATCCGTTCGACAACTACAACTCCCTGGTCTGGAGTGCTGTTGGTCTGCAGATCAAGCGTGACTTCAACGGTCGTTCTAAAGTGTTCAACGCACAGGGTTAAGGGGCTTCGGCCCCTTTTCTTCGGGAGAAAGCATGAAAACGTTAAAGGTCGAGAAAACCGGCTGCTGGGGCATGATTGATGGCGTCTTCCAGCAACTTCCTGTTGGCCACGAATTCGTCGCGGCGGACATTCCTACAGCTTTTGCCGGTCGTGTCTCGGTGGTGGGCGAAGTGGAAGATAAAACGCTGGAAGTGGCTACGCCTGGCAATGATGCTGCAGAGCAGGCAGAGCAGGCAGAGCAGGCAGAGCAGGCAGAGCAGGCAGAATCTGGCAGCAAATCGAAGAAGGCGAAATAACCATGGCTGACCCAATCACAGCGGCAGACGTGCAGGCGTTCCTCGGTGAGTTGGGTTACGCCATCCCCGCCTCGCTGCTCGATCCGATTCTCTGCGTGGTGAACAAGATTATCCCGTGCCTCGATGGTGCAGGGTATGACGACTGCACGGCAAAGCTCATCCTGATGTATGCCGCTGCGCTCATGGCGACGTCTTCCGGTGCCCGGCGAATAAAATCGCAGGGGGCGCCATCAGGAGCGTCGCGCTCGTTCGACTACGGAGATGACGGCATTACCTGGCTGCGCGACTCTCTGGCGAAACTGGATACCAGCGGCTGCACCGGTGAGTTGCCAATCAGCGCCGGCAACAGTGTGGGCCTGTTTATGGTGGTCGGGGGCTGCTAATGGCGTGGGTTTCAGTTCAGCAACGGCTGCCGCGGACGTTTACCCGGGTGTGGGTAATGACCGACACCGGGCAGCAAACGACGGCGTACGTGAAAAGCGACGGTGAGTGGTTCATTAACTGCGACCGCATACGCGCCACAGGCGCCGCTGTGCTGCGATGGAGGGATGACTGATGTCTTCGGTAGCCAATTGGTCATACACGGCAACAGCGACACTCTGGCGGCGCATACGCGATGCTGATGGTAGCGATACCGACGGCGGAGGTCAGCCTTACGGGTGGGAAGCGCCGATCGCTATCCTCTGCGACTACCAGGGTGGTCTCTCTGCAAAAATCGGTGACCTTGGCCGGGAGATCGTGGTTAAAAACACGATATGGACCGAGTACGCAACGGCGCGGGAGGGAGATTACATCCTGATTGGCGCGTCGACCGATGCGGCTCCGCCGGATGAGGCCGATGAGATTCGGCAGATCGTCCAGTTCGCAGATACGTTCGAGCGACTGGCGGACGATTTCGCACTGATAACGGGAGTCTGATTATGGGCGTTAAAGTTCGGGGAGTCTCCAAGGTCAGCAATAATATCAACCGGCTGATTGATAATATCGAAAAGCGAAAAACCATGCGGGCGCTCTACTCTGCTCTGTTTGAGATTGGGCTGGAGTCAGCGGTGCTGGTTCCTATCGATACCAGCACTCTGGTTAACTCTCAGTTTAGAGAGGTTGTTATCAAGGGCACCAGACTAACCGGGAGAATTGGTTATTCTGCAAATTATGCGGCGTACGTGCATGAGGCCAAAGGTATTCATCTTGGAAAAAACACCCCGCGTCCTGTAAGAAAAGGCGAAGCGCCCGGCTCCCGTGGAAATATATGGGATACATCAGGCGAGCCAAAATTCCTTGAGAAAGGTGCTGAAAACGCCAGAGACAGAGTTGACGCAGTTATACGCAGGGAGATGGAGCTATGACACCTCCTATGCACAGGCGGGTTCGAAATGTCTTTGTTGAGTCAGGATTGACTGCCGGATACATCGTTCAGTCACTGTCATGGAATGATACCGGCAAGGCATCTGACCGCTTTATTGTGTTCCGACCAAATGGTGGCACGCCAGTAGATCGTGATATGGCCGCTGATTACTACGTCATGGTGGACGTGATAAGCAAGGGAAAGGCATCTGCTGACTATGCGCAGTCAGAGAACGACGCTCAGGCCATAATCGATTACGTGCAGCAAAACCCGATGACGCACACCTGCCTTGGGCAGATATCCAACATGGGCGGAATTCCTTCGCCTGTTATCACAGCCGAGGGGCGTATGGTGTGGCGCCTGCAGTTCGCCTGCCTCTTTGGCGGATAACACCGAATAAAACCACATAAGGTCGCCTGGAGCGGCCTTTTTTATTATCTGAAGCGAGGTAAGCAACGATGCAAGGCTGCTCCGACAACGGACAACTAATTGGTCGCGCTAAGACGCTGGAACTGGCTTACGGCTGTGCCGACCAGTTTCCGGCGGAAGGCGACTGGAAACTGATGGGGTTGCCAACATCGGCAACGTGGGACCTTAGCCCGGAGGCCCTGACCTCTGATGCTGATAACGGCGGATTCAGTTCAAACCTGATTGCCAGTCTGGACCCGACCTACTCCATCGAAGGGGAGGTTCGCGTTAAAGACCGCACTGATGAGTTTGGCATTCAGCAGTTCGTGAAATACATCGTCGATGAGGTTCGTGCCCGCCGCCAGCCAGGTGTATGGATGCGTTTCCACTGGGGCGATTATTACCACATCGGCTATATGGTCCCATCAGGAGCCAGTGACGGCGGTGGTGTGAAAGAAATCGTGACCTACAGCTTTGAGTTCAAACTGGCTGACGGTCAGACTTTCCAGATCACCGAAGCTGATGGTGACATTCTGGTTACCGGTGTAAGTGTTGCGCCGACGACCAGCTCTATTGCTGCTGGCTCCAGTACTACATTCGCAGTGAATATTGCACCGGAAGATGCTGATAACAAACTGTTCACAGCCAGCTCATCCGTGCCGGCACGTGCAACCGTCGCCATCACTGGTAATACGGTAACCGTGTCAGCGCCGTCAGGTGCAACGGCGGGAACAGCAACAATTACTGTGAAGACGGTTGATGGTGAATTCGTGGCTACCCACGTGGTTACTGTCACGGCGTAAGCAAAACAAAGGGCAGGATCCTGCCCTTGATTTTGTTTACAGGAGGCAGCAAATGGTTCCGCTAAAAGAGCTGGGAGAATGCCTGGTAACCGTCGGGGACCGGGATTATTTTTTCCGGCCATCATTCATGGCTATGTCGCGCATTGGCGAGCCAGCAGAAATAGTTCAGACGTTCTATGACCTTTGCAACGATGAAATAACACCTCTCATTCAGAGGGTTGTCGAAGCGTACGGCAGAGTGCCTGAATGGCTGGCTAAACACCTTTCTGCTTTACATCTTGATAAGAAATCTCTACTGGCCGCCCACACGGTCCTCACCGCTTGCTGCAATGATGACATAGGTGATCTGGTTGGTTGGATGAAGCCCGGCAAAACCAAAAGAAGGGCGTTTGTGTGGCATAAGGGCGTCATGAATCCGCAGGATATGGTCATCCTTGCACAAAGTCTGATGATGCACGGCATTATCGGAAAGGCCAAAGTACGCAAACTTCAGCGCCATGAGACAAATGAAAAAACCAGTGAGTTCCGGGCTGCCGATTACGTCATCGCTGCACGTAACCACTTCGGGATCAGCAGAGAGGAAGCTGAAAACCTGACGATGACCGAATTCAGCCTAATGCTCATCGCCAAATACCCGGATCAGAAAGGGTATACCAGGGAAGAATACGATCATGCAGCTGATGACTACTTTGCGCGCCGTAAGCGCAGACAGGCTAAAGCCAACAAATAAACCAGCCTCGGCATAGTCCGGGGCTTTTTTATACCCAAATTTCACCGCGCATCTCACGCGCATTTCACACAGAACCTTTCAGGATGACCCTTGAGGATACCGGCTGGCTGTCGGTGCCTTTCTGTGGGCCGGATTCCTGTGAGACAAGGTTCATCACTAAAAGGTAATTACCGATATGTCTAATATCATCCCTATGAATTACGATGACCGCTCATTCCCTTTTACAGCAGATTGCTGGTTCAATGCCACAGTTGCTGCAAAGCATCACGGCAAGCTTCCAAAGGACTGGCTAAAGACTGAGGCGACAAAAATTTATATCGCCGAACTGGCTGAGGAGCTTGGAATTGCTAGCTCTGGCGTAAAAGAGGATTTTTCTCCCCTTTTAGTCAGAGTGGAGAAAGGGCGAAACGGCGGGACCTGGCTTCATCCGGAGTTGGCGGTGGAATTCGCCCGCTGGTTGTCAGTAAAATTCGCCCGCGCCTGTGACCGACACATTAAAAATCTTCTGCTGAGTAAAAACTTCCAGCTCACCGAAGATCAGATTGTCGGCCTGATGGTGTGCCAGCAACCAACGTCCTGGGAGAAGCGCTTTAAAGACCCGTTCTATCAAGCACTGTCGAAAATGTCCGGCCTTCCTTACTTTGGTCATATCGGTGGTTGCCCGGCTTTATTCGGGCAGATCACCTCTCGCTGGGTGTACGGTGTAGCACTTCCTGATTATGTCTATCAGGCAGCCAAACAAGCCGCCGGGGACAGCAAGGAGAAGATTCACCAACATCTTAAGCCTGATGCACTGGAGAAGGTCGAGCAGCAACTGATCGCCGTTACCAACATTGCCAGTTGCAGCATTGACCAGAAGGACTTCGAGGCCCGTTGCATGGCTGCGTTTCCCGTTAAGGGTCAGATGAAACTGCTGTATGCGGCGGCGTGACCATGAATAACCGAATCGTTGAATGCGCCTCCAGAGCGGGGCGCGACTTCTCGGAGTTCATGAAAGGCGAGAAGAACATGATGGAGGCGCTGCGATCGGCTGAAGAGTTCACCGAGCAGTTACGCATTCACGGCTGCGTTAATCACCATTTCGTCAATTTCATGATGATGAAAGCGATCGTAAAGGTGTTTGATGATTTACGCCGAGAGGAGTTGCGGGAAGAGCGACGACGCAAACGTGAAGAGAAGAAGAAATGAGCCAACCACGGTGGGCTTTTTACTCCCTCATATCCCTGCTAATCTGTCCAAAACTAACCAGTGGGGATAGGGATATGAGGAAGATTGTATTGTTGTTTCTATTAAGCGGATTCTTTAGCTACGCATATGCAGATGAGTGCGTTGGATCAGATGGTTACAGTGTTTGCACGAGTACTAGCGAGGCGGCTAACGGGGACACAACCATCTCATCTTACGATACTGAAGGTAATAATTACTCTGTAACATCTGGAACAAGGAATCATGCTGATGGTTCGACGGAGGTGTTTTCTAGTGACTCTGATGGGAATCAGTATTCAGTGAAAAGTTGGTGTGATTCCTCAGGCTGCCATAGTTCCGACAGTGATGGAAATACGTGCACAATAACAAATTCAGGCGAAACTATTGGTTGCTGAGGTTGCTATGTGGAAAAAAACAATATCTGTGATCGTTGTTATCCTTATCGCTTTTTCAATTTTTGTATACACAAGCATTTCGTTTTTTGCTGTGCAGCCAATTGGCGCGATCCCTGAAGGCGCAACGTTTATAATGTGGAAGAAGGGGAAAATGAGTACATTCGAAAGCCCTGATGGATTATGCATCAAAGTAACCGGCGGGGTGAGCCTTATGTGCCGTAGCATGATGCTTAGAACAGCTATGGATGATAGGGCTGTGCTCTTTAAAATGCCATACATTAAGTCTATATACTTAAAGTCGACTGGTGGTAAAGAGTTTGACAGATAGTCAGATACACCCCGAAACGACAGAGAAGAAGCCCACCGAACGGTGGGTTTTCTATTTCAAGTTGATGAACAAAACAAACAAGACCAAAACGACGACTATGGCACCTATGACAGAGCCAATATTTGCAAGGTCCATTTCTTTTTGAGCGACAGTAGCATTCAACCTTTCAGTTTCAGCATTAATCTTTGCGATTTCATCGTTTTTTGCGCTCGTAATTGCTTCGAGTTCTTGCGAAAGCGTATTGTAAATGGCGATTTTTGCCTCTTCAGGTATGCCATGAAGGAACGCTGTGAGCTTGTCGGTATCATCCAGAGAGGCGGCGTAGACGTTTTCACCTTGTTTTGATAAATCTGAAAGTCTATCCATACTAGCTTGTGCATAAGCTCTTATTGCTGCACGGTTTGCCGTGTATTTAGGAGAACCATCGGTGTTAGTTGTAGTGTGAAAATAATCTTCTGGGGAACCAGGTACATCAAATCCAGACATTCTATTATTCCTTGCTGTAGATATCTTTAAGCGTATCGAATACGACCTTCTTAAACTGCTCTGCCTGCTGGTCGGCAAGGCGTTCGGCGTCGTCGCGGTAACCGGATACTGGCGATGGCTCAGATAATGCCACTTGCACTATTTGGACCAGTTCAGCGTTAATGGAACGACCGTTCATCTTGGCCCTCTGGTCAAGTTTTGCTTTCAAATCAGCAGGAAGTCGCAACTTGAATTGCGGATCATCTCTGGACATTAATTCACCATGTTTTTTCTTGACAGCATATAACGGTGATAGTACATTCTCAAGTGAACCACGGTGGTTCATTTTGCGGGAGGGTAAATGAAAGGTGCAAGAAAATTACCTCAGTTTAATTTGCGATGGCCAGCAGAGACGCTGGCACTGGCTAAGCAGGTAGCGGCGGAAAATGGTAGATCTGTGAACGAGGAACTTTATCGAATGTTCATGGACAGGATGAAAGAAGAAGGGCGATGCGTCGCTTAAAAGTTGAAGCCCCAACTGCACGAACAGTCAGGGCCTAGTTATCAAATACCCCAGCTAGGAATATCGACATGACAAGTTTAGCAATTGCAGATCGTGCAATCAACGTTCCTTTTTACGGCGACTCTCTGTTTGTGGTTGAGCACAACGGCGAGCCGTACACCCCGATGAAGCCTATCATCGATGGCATGGGGATGGATTGGGCTTCGCAGTTCACTAAGTTAAAACAACGCTTTAAGACCTCCATTGTGAAAATCACAATGCAGCTACCAGGAGACAACCAGCGCCGAGATATTATTTGCTTGGCACTCCGCAAGCTTGCGGGTTGGCTTCAGACCATCAGCGCCAACAAGGTTCGCCCTGAAATCCGCGAAAAGGTAATTCAGTACCAGGAAGAATGTGACGATGTTCTTTACGAGTACTGGACGAAAGGCGAGGTTAAGAACCCGCGCAAAAAGACCACGGTAGATGAAAGAACGCCGCTTCGGGATGCCGTTAACATGCTGGTAAGTAAAAAGCACCTCATGTACCCGGAGGCCTACGCGATGATTCATCAGCGCTTTAACGTGGAGAGTATTGAGGATTTAGAGGCGACTCAGATTCCAGATGCTATCGAGTATGTTCATCGTGTTGCGCTGGAAGGTGAGTTTCTCGGTAAGCAGGAAGCACTACCTGCTCCGAAGCTGGATATTCACTACCCAGCAGACTGGTGGGATCAGTTCCCGCTCCTTCAGCGTGAAAGAAAAATTCAGAAATCCATAGCGGCTGGAGGTTATCAGTTCCCCGTAATGCTGCTTTATGGATTTGAGGATGAATCACCTTCGGCGATCAGTAGCCTCATAAGCAAACTGGCGATGCAGGGATACGACGTGAGTGCGGTCAAGATGGAATACTTGGCTCATCGTCATTACGCAGAGCGGATGTATCAGAAACTATCCAGAATTGCTGAAATCAGTGGCTCGGTATTAGGCAGTAGCATTACCTTGAATATTCAGACACCTATGCGCTCTTAGCTGTGGTAAAGCTGAGTATATAATTAACTACCTACAAAATTTTTGTAGGTCACGCCAACCTCGCTCCGGCGGGGTTTTTTATTGCCCGGAGAAAAGTAAATGGCTGGAACCTTTGATGCTGGCAGCGTTGTTTATGAAGTGGACATGGATACTTCGCGTTTACTGGCAGCGCGAAGAGAAGTTGATGCGGCACTGAACGGTCTTAATGGGAGCATGGGCCGCCTTGAAGCCAGCGTTAACCGCACTGAGCGCTCTATTGGATCGATGGAACGAACAATGTCCAGCCTTTCTGGCGTTGCTAAAGGCTTGCTGGCCGCGCTTTCTGTGCAACAGGTTGCGAGTTACGCCGATGCCTGGACTGAACTGAATAACAAAGTCGCTAACTCGGTTCGTACTGGAGAGACGCAGGCCGAAGTTATGCAGCGGATCTTTGATGTTTCACAAGCAACCCAGTCATCCCTGAACGGCACGGCGACTCTTTACGCCCGGCTTGAGCGCGGAACCAGAACATACAACACCAGCGCAGAAGACTTAACCCGCCTTACCACCATTATCAACCAGGGATTTGCGGTATCCGGCGCAACTGCTCAGGAAGCTGAGAACGCAATCATTCAGCTATCACAGGGTATCGCTTCCGGCGTTCTGCGCGGCGAAGAGTTTAACTCAGTGTCAGAGCAAGGCAGCCGCCTCATGGTCGCTCTGGCTGATTCGATGGGTGTTTCTATTGGTCAGTTAAGGGCTATGGCCGCTCAAGGGCAACTGACAACAGACGTTGTAGTTAAGGGGCTTCTGTCACAAGGGGATGCAATCGGCAAAGAATTTGCCAACACCACCGTCTCAATCGCCAAGGGATTGCAGGTTGCCGGTAACAACGTAACGAAGTTCTTTGGCGAAAACTCGACGGTTAAATCATTCGCAGCAGGGTTCCGAGACTCTGTTATTACAATAAGCGAAAACCTTGAGACGCTGAGCGGAGCCCTTATCATTGTCGCTGGCATAATGGGAAGCCGTTATGTTGGCGCGCTGGCAATGGCTACTGCTGCAAAAGTTCAGGATACTGCCGCATCAATAGCCCAAAGCAAAGCATCCGCCGTGGCCGCCAAAGATGCAGAAATTGAGGCTGCCGCTAAATTACGCCTTGCTGGAGTTGAAAAGGACGCGGCAATCAGCGCTCTGAGCCTTGCAGAGGGGCGCCTGGCAACAATAAGGGCAACCAATGCTTCTGTGGCGTCTGAGGTTCAATTAGCGGAGGCTCAAACCGCTCAAATACGCACCCAGATTGCACAAATTGAGTCCGAAAAGGCGCTGGAAGCCCAAAGGCTGAAAGCACAAATAACAGATCAGGGGCGCATAGCGACAGCCACTCGAATGGCTCAGCTACAACAAGCATCAACGGTGCTTAATCAAAGACTAGCCTCCGCGGAAGCCGCAACAGCGCAAGCAAGAGCTTCTGCTATAGCTCAGGCTGAAGCACAAGTCAGCGCTTCAAGATTGGCCGCAGCGGACGCGACTGCTGCTGCAACCGCTGCTAATGGCAGATATATCGCCTCACAGGAGGCATCGGCTGTAGCATCAAGGGCGGCATCTGTGGCTGGTGGGGTATTAAAGGGCGCTCTTGGGTTGATTGGTGGGCCAGCTGGCGCGGCGATGTTAGCAGCTGCTGCCGTTTTCTATTTTTGGCAGAAATCGCAACAGGCCAGAGAAGAATCCCTCCGTTTTGCCGATGGATTAGATCGCGTTAACTCCTCTATGAAGGCGATGAGCAATACCCAGCTCAGGGGCACCATAGCCGATGCGAATAAATCCATACGCGCACAGAAGGATGAAATATCTGTTCTCCAATCCGAAGTCGATTCTCTAAGGTCACGCTATCAAAACTTCACCCCAGAGGCTCAGGCAGTGGCTGAATCTATGGGGCAAGGTGCTGACTTTGCTCGCCAGCAGGCAGAGGTTTCAGATCAACTAAATCAGAAAACGCGTGACCTTGCAAATGCTCAGGAAAAACTAGCAAGAACTCAGGAAACCGCAGCGGAAGCAAGCAGAACCCTAACAAACAATATGCTCACGTCTATGGGCGTGCATGATGGCCTGATTGAGAAAGGATCGACTCTTGAGAGAGTGCAGGGGGCGGTGGCAAGAGCATTTGGATTGACTGCCGATGAGATAAACAGAGCAAACCAAGCCGGGCAAAACTTCAACCCCAAATCCTTGCAGGTGTCACCACCAACGGAAGAGGCTGACAAGATGATTCTCAGCCTTGAGGAGCAGAATCAGCTTTTAAAAATACAGGATGAAAGACAAAGGGCAGTAACAAAAGCACGGATGGAGGCTCAAAAGGTAACTGATAACCCCAATCAGATAGCCAGAGCTGCTGAGCTTGCAGGTCAGATATATGATTTAACTGAGGCTGAGAAAGCAAGAGAAAAAGCGCAAAATGATTCACAATCAGCGGCCCAAAAAGCAGCAACAGAGCAGGAGAATATCGCCAATAAACTTGAGGAGCTTAGACAGAAGTCACTGCTTACCGCTGAAAGCACAAGAGAGCTTAGCCGCGAACAGTCAATACTGGCCGCTCAGCAATCCCTTGGCAAGGGAGCCACTCAGGAGCAAATTAACCTTGCCGGGCAATATGCGGCTAAGGCATGGGATAATGCCAACGCGATAAAGGCTCAGGCTGAGGCAGAGAAGCAAAGGGTCGAAGCTGTAAAAGGTTTCGCTGCATTAAAATCGCAGACATCACCAATGTTTGCCGTTGAAACGAATTATCAGAAGGATTTAGCAGCGCTCAATGCTTACGCGGTGGCTTACCCGCAAAAGATAGCGGAGGTTGAGCAGGCCAGAGCAGCTATTGAGGAACAGTACCGCCAGCAGCGCCTTGATGCCATGTGGCAGGAGTGGAGTCAGCAGAATGCGGCTACGCAAGCGGCAGCAGCAGCATTTGATGCTTTTGGACAAACTGCAAGTAATGCCTTAACTGGCATCCTGACTGGTTCAATGTCTGTTAGCGAGGCGCTACAGTCAATCGGCAGCACTGTGTTAAACGCCGTGATTAACTCATTCGTTCAGATGGGCGTGGAGTGGCTTAAATCGGTGATTATGGGTCAGGTTGGGATGACCGCAGCCTCAGCGATGGCAGCGACTCAGGCTCAGATAATCGCAGCGGCTATGGCTCCGGCTGCTGCAATGACCTCCCTTGCCACGGCTGGCGCTAACGCTATCCCCGCTCAGGCAGGAATAGCTTCAACAGTTGGCATGGCGCAGGCCCTTTCAATAGCCGGCGCTCGCTACAACGGCGGACCGGTATCAGCCGGCGGCCTGTACCAAGTCGGCGAGAAAGGCAAACCAGAGATTTACCAGGCCAGCACCGGCAAGCAGTACATGATCCCCGGCGATAACGGGAAGGTCATCAGCAATAAGGACATGCAGTCAGGAGGAGGGATTAGCGTGCAGGTGAACGTCATAAACCAGTCTACCGGTGCCACCGTTCAGAGTGCCGATGGCTACATGCAGGACGGTAGCGCAGTTGTGGACTTGCTGATCACCGACATGGAAAGAGGCGGCCCGGTATCCTCTCAGATGCAGCAGACATTTGGACTAAGCCGCAAAGCGCAAGGTGCTTACTAAACCAAACCCGCTCCGGCGGGTTTTTTAATGCCCGGAGGAAACGTGGCAACAGTTCAATACCCTCCGTTCCTGCCGCTTCCCCAGCGCGCCGATCAGAACATGAAGCAGGATACAGCCTGGCAGACGACGCAGACGGCAGTCGGCCCATTGATAATCACGCCGATCACTACGGACCTTAAAGCGACATGGACGCTGCAGTGGATATTCACGCTTGCCCAGGCCGAGCGGTTTAAGTCGTGGCTGCGCTCGCCGACGTACTGCGACCGCGGTCGCAACTGGTTCCAGATGCCGATCGACCTGGGTGATACGCAGGGCGTTCAGCAGCAGACGCTGCATTTCGTCGACATGCCGGTGCAGACCAGCAAAAACGGCAACATTGTCACCTGGACCGCAACGGTCATCAGCAACGGTATCGAGGACATTACTGAAGATTACGACGACTGGATTGTCGAGGCGCAGCCGGGCTACGGCTATTGGCTGGATTACCTGATCACCGAAGTGATGCCGAGGGCTGACTGATGCCAACATTACGAGAGTGGAAAGAGCGGCGGCCGGCCAGCGATATCAAACAGACGGTGGAGTTTTATCATCCGGCTTTCGGCTATTACCGGGTGGTCAATAACCTGTTTCGCCCGGCGACGTTCGGCGTAAATGCCTTCGAGCCTGCGCGGTTCAGCGTGACCGAGCCGGCACAGGACGGAACGGCGGTCATATCCATGACGATCACTTTTGTCGCCGCGACGGAACGTGTCCGGCAGACACTGAAAAGCTGGCGCGGGGCCGCGCGCATGACGCCGATAAAATGCCTGTATCAGCAGTGGAATGCGATCGGTGATGCATCATCGCTGAAAGACTGGACGCTTTACGTGAACGACATTTCAGCCGATGCCAGTAACGTCACCGTGACTGCAGGCAAAACCAATCCCCTGACGCTGGCCAATTCCATCATTTACACAACGAAAGACTATCCCGGGCTAATCACCGTATGACACAGAGCGAATTTATCGGGCTTGTTAACGGCAAGCCCTGGGCTAACCGCGCCTGCAGTTTTGAGCAAGTGGACTGCTGGGGCCTGGTGGTTCTCTATTACCGGCATGTGCTGGGGCTGGAGCTTCACCACATCGCCGGCTACGAATCGGGCGAGGAGTTCATCACCTGCTACGAACAGGAGCACGTCCACTGGCGGCGCGTGCCGGTGGCGACCACCGGTTGCATCGCCGTTTTTTACCGCGGAGAAGTGCCGGCGCACATCGGGGTAATGATCAGCCCGGTTAAGTGCCTGCATGCCCGCGGCGAATTCGGTTTCGTACGCTGCGACAGCCCGCTGGCATTACTGAAGGTTTACAGCAAAGTGGAGTACATGGTGCATGGTTCGATATGAATTGCAGCGACTGCCCGGCGCGCCGAAGCAGTCAGGAACGGTAGAGACCGGAACTGCACTGGTGAGCCTTCTGGATTCTCTGCAGTTACACCGCGATGTGGTCGTTAAACTGAATGGCCGCGCGCTGCCGGACGACTACGATATCAGTCGGCCACTGAGTGCTGGTGACGTCGTGGCGGTATTCGACCAGCCGGAGGGTGGAGTCGGAAAACTGGTCACCACAATATTGCGTCCGGTATCAAAAATTCTGTCCGGTGCGCTGAAGGTCTTCGGCCTGTCAAACAAACCCAGCGCTTCGGTATCAGTGGCAACTGGTGAATCCCCCAATAACGACCTGACCGGTCAAACCAACCGGGCGAGGCTATACAAGGGGCGCCCGAATATTTACGGCCAGTGCCGCGTCTTCCCTGACCTGATTCAGGAGGCACTGTTTGAGTTCGTAGACAATAACAAGCAGCTTACGGAATGGTTCGAGGTCGGTTACGGCCGGTACACCATTTCCTCGATCCGCTATTCAGAATCGAATCTCGGCAGCCTGGCGGGCGCGAGTTCTGCGATTTATAACCCGGGCGATGTTATCGGCACAATTGAGGTCGGGTATCAGTTTGATGACGTGGATAACGAGACTGTACCGGGCCTGAACGAAAGTCAGGACTTCCCGGCTCAGACAGCGACCACGACGGCGCCGACATCAGTGGCGATCGAAAGTAATCAGCTCAAGGCTGTTGTTCTGTCGAACGACGATAACTTTGCCTACTTTGCAGCACTGGCGGTGCCGCACCCGGTTACGTTCGTCATTAATGCTACATGGAACGACGGCGGCTCAAGCGTCACTCGAAACGTCACCGGCGCCGGGAATATCATCTCATCAGAGAGCTTTATCGGCGACGACACGCTGTCGTACACGACGTTTTATATCGGCGAACTCTCGGGAGAAATTACGTCTCTGCCGGGCAATGCAGTCATCAACTCGACGCTGTTCACACTGAATGACCAGACGCCGCTTGTTATCGGCCCATCAGTGTCGCCGATCGTCTCGACGCAGGTCTGGGTGCATGTGCTGGTTCAGCTCGGCGCGACCGCAGGCACTACGCGTTACCGTATTAAATTCTGGATGGTTGACGCGGACAACAATCAGGTGCCGGGGACGTCTGAACAGTATGATTATTTCTTCGATAACGACTTCCAGGTGACGACCCGGTATTTCCGCACAACGCATAAATTCACTCCGGCTGCCGGGGCGGGGCGCTATGCGGTGACCATCGAGCGGCTTGATAACAGCAACGATGCCAACGTCGTGACGCTGATGGCGATCCACGCGGTGAACGTACGCGAAAACGTCGCGTATCCGGACGACACGATAGCCCGCATTACGATCAAGGGGGCGAACGACAGCAACAGCAACCGCGAGCAGAAGTACAACATGCTGGCGCAGCGACATACCATCAGCTACGACCGAACGACCGGCGCGGTCGATTATACGCTACGGCCCAGTAGGTCGTTTGCCGACGCTATCCTTCATGAATGGGTGGTCGTCGGTAAGCAGGACGTTGGCAGCCTGGATATCGTCGCACTCTACGCGATCGCTGATTCTCTCTCAGATGCTCAGCTTGGGTATTTCGATTACACATTCTCGGATGAGAAACAGCCGCTGGGTGAGCGCATAGCGACGATCGCCAATGTTGCCCGTGTTGACGGAAATAACATCGGAGATGTGCTGACGTTCTGGCGTGATGAGAAAGTCACGAATCCGGATGCGGTATTTGCGCGCTCAAACATGTTCTGGGACGAGTACAAGGTCGCCTGGCAAATGTCTCTCCCTGGTGGTTACGACGGCGTTACGCTGGACTACGTCGACCCGCTGACGAATAAAAAGGCGTACATCTACCTGCAGATCGACAGCAGCGGCATTACCGAGGTTGAGGACGCCACGGTTAACGCGATGCAGATCAGCCTGGACGGCTGCCGCAACTCCACTCAGGCTAATGACCGGGCGTGGCTCGAAGCGAGAAAGCTCCTTTACTCGCGCCTGACCATGACGGTGAAAGTGCTGGAAGAAACCCAGGTGGTGCGCGGTACGGTTGTTCAGTGTCCTGATATGTACGACAACGCGCAGCAGACCGGCTACATCACCGGGAGATCCGGTGACGTGTTCTCGACGTCAGAGCGTATCGACTTCATCGGCGATCTGTGGGTGGTGATGACCGACAGCCTCGGCAATTACCGCGGGCGCTGGCGGGCCTATCCGGTAAGCGGCAAGCCCAAAGCATTCCAGGCTGCAGCCGATACCTTCGACCTGAACATTTATGACCGCAGTACGGTGCAAAACCCCAGCCGGTATTTCATCGCTACCGACTCGGAACTGAACTCCACAATATGGCGCGTCGACAGCGCCAAACCCAACGGTGACGATACTCAAACTCTTTCCCTTACAGAGTATTCAGACTCGATTTACCCGTAACCACTAATAACCAACCTTCGCGCACACCTTCGGATATTCTTCTGGGGGTTTTGTGCGCCATTTTAAGGGCGACAAGCACAATGGCACAATTACCAACGCCGACGCAAAAGACGGTACCGAGTGATGATATTCGTGACCACGTTTATGCAGGTGGGGTGCTGGATAAAGTAGTAACCAGCACTGATTTGAAATACACAGATCGCCTGGGGGGAGAGCATTATACTGTCGACGGCATGAAGGCCGAAGGGGATAAAGTAGTAGAGGCAACCCGCCAGAACCTTATTCCCCTAAGCCGCCAGTATATGACACTGGCTGATGCTCAGGCTGATATTGCAAACATCCCGGATGGCTCAACAACCTATGTACGCAGCCCTGATGGCGGCACACTGGCGGATGAGTACATCAATAACGGTGGCACGCTGGCGGCTACCGGGCGGGCGATGCCATCGATGAGTGCTCTGGACACTCTGGTGGAAAACTTAACATATGCAGCGACTGAGGCCGGACAGGCGCTGGATGTCGGGAAAACCGGATCTTACTCACGCCTGGTTTACCACGGTTCGGTGGAGGGCATGAAGGCCTCTTCGCAACGCTTCCGCAAGATTCTCATTGACACAATTCAGACCGCCCCCGCAGAAGATGCCACACACAGCAGCCGCATCATGGATCTGGCTTTCAATGTGAATGGTGTTCGTATTGCCCGTCGTGTATTTCCACCACGCGGAGCGCAGATAGCCAGTCGAACGCTTTACAGCCATAGCTCAGTTTACAGGATTTCTGATTTAAAGGGCGCGCAGGTGCGCTACACAGACGGGACGAACACATCTGATATTTCTGAAGACTATTCCGCTGAAGCAAAAATGGTGCTGGTGAAATATGTTCGCGCGGATAACGTTAGCCTTCCTTTAAACGGCGCCGGATATAAGAGTGTGCTGGATATGAAAGGAGTTTTTAGCCCAGAACCTTCTTATGAACCACCGCTGGAACGTGAGGATATGGCTGTCTCTATGGGAGGATATAATGGGGCTGGCTGCATACAGTTCTTTATACCCGTTTCCATCCTGGAGGACTCCGGCATATCTCCATCTGATGCGCGGGCTATCTATAATTTCGTGGAAAACAAAGCCCATCACTCCGTCTTCTCCTACTGGACGTTTTCATGGACACCAGTGACAGGTATTGACGACGTTCTGGCTGTCCTGGTGCCGCCGGGTGCGATGACCGTTGATTTCCTGTCTGCCGAAGGCGGTCTTGGTGGGGTTATCGTTAAGGTTTATGAAGAGGATGCGCATACTGAAGTAGATGTAGGGGAATTTCTACGGTTAAGTTGCGACGTTAAGAATGCCTCAACAAAAGACTACTTAAATTACCCGGTAGAGCTGAAGGTAAGGTTCCCCCCGGGCCGTGTGCCTTCGCAGGACTGCCTGATCCTGACTGACCATAATGGGGTTATCTACCCTTGCCAGTTCGCAGGGGCGACACACCCTAACGCCAGATTCCGCTCGCGCCTCGGATATCACCCGGATGGGTCGCTGGCTGCCGGGTCCGTGTTCTGCATGGCAGATATCCCGGCAGGGCAAACTCTGTTCTTCGAGTTGCGGGCTTACTCAACCGCTCGTAATACCAACGGCCCCTTGCCGGGGCTTACTCCTGCAGGAGTCGGCAATAGCCAAATCACCGTAGACGGTTTCACGCTGAAATTCACTCTGCAGAATGATGTATGGTCACTTTCGACCATCACAGACCCTGCTGCGACTGTTCATCGCGTCACTTACGGCTCATGGGTGTGTGGTTCAACATTTTCCGCAGGGTCCTACACAGAGAGACCATTTGACCGTGGTTCATCCCTTCGCCTGATCAATACGGGTCCGGTATTCACAGAACTGGAGACGGTGGCGTTCTCCCCGGCAGTGGATAGTCTCCCGGGGAAAGCGGTTCGATCAGTGGTTCGCTATCGTCTGTTCAGGAACGGTAAGATGCAGATCAAAACCGTGCATTCAATGGAGGTTGGATTGCCAGTCAGCGTGCTGTCAGGGGTGATCACTCGCATGAATTTCGGCGATGCCGAATATCCATTTGACAAACCGTCGTCCACACTGTTCTTCACCGATGCAACCAGCGGGGACAACTGGGGGGTGTCAGTTATCCGTGCCAACGGCGATCAACACCGTGATGGAGAGGACTATGGTCCGCTGCGTCCTGTGTATGTGACCGCGCTTAGCCCCTCCAGCACATCAAGGCGCATTTACGCTGGATGGAAATTCCCGACAGAAAACGCCAGTTCATTTGTAAAATGGCCAGTAACTGACGGGTGGGCATGGACCGTCGAGCATTGGGTGGACATGAAGGTAGACCTCACAAATCCGCAGTCTATTTTATCCAAAGCGGTTAACCGTCCAGTAGGTTTTCTGGGGGAGTCCTCATACCCGTCCGTGATTGTTCGTAAAATTTTATCGGAAATCGAAGACCATGTTGATGGATCTATGGACTGGTGGTATTCGGGGGACGCAAAAAGTATGGGCGGAGGAAGTGGGACCAGTCGGACATTCAGCTATGCGCCCGTGACATACGATATCCTCCGATATCTGCGTGATGGGGTTGGGAGCCTGGACACAATTTATAATCGTCTCGCAGCAATAGCCAGCGTGTTCGGCGTACCAACCCTGGGTGATATTGGTTCGCGATATTTAAGTGGTAATCACCTGCTCCAGTTTGCCTCTCGCATCACGGTTCCGGTTCTGCACTGGCTGTATCGGGTTGCAGTCCTGAAAGATAACGCCACTGTACGGGATAACGTGAAAGCCGCGATCAAGAGCTTCGCAGATGCGATTGTTACCCATTATAACGCCAACGGTGGTGTTAACCTGAACGGTTCGGCGACAGGTGTTGGTAACTCCAACAGTAACGCTACAGGCCTGCGGATCGTGGCTATGGGGATTATGACCGGTCAGGACACATCAGGGGCCTACCTCGCCACGTACAACGGTATCGAGTCACTCCTGATGAACAGTGATGGATTTATGTCCACAGAAAACGTTCTGAAAGAAGGGGCTGAAGATACGCTTACCTCGAACTGGTGGATCCACTATCAGGTGTTCGCCTACAACAACTATCTGTTTGGGTGCACCGCAGCGGACAAGTCTCCGGCGTTTGATATGCGGAACCTACTCATTCAGTCGGCATCACCTGTCGGCGGATTTGATGAGGTTGACTACTGCATTTCTGAGAGTCGTCGCGGTAGTTTCAACACGCTGTCATTTGCTGCCTATCCGATGCTCCTGTCGAAAAGTGCTTCAATGATGAACGCGCTTAGCGCGTCAATAAAATTGTTTAGCGCTGAATATGGCCCACAACCGGGATTACCGAGGCGCTATTTTGGATTCGACGGCTATCAGGCAGGTGCCAATACAGCGACAGATGTAGCATTTGTTGCAACAACGTTTTCTGATTTGTGGATAGATCAGTATTTCCGGCAACGAAAACTGGATTAAAACTGTCGCAACGGCTCCGGGCAGTGCGGAGCCGTCATCACAGCAGCCACCAGATGTCTCGATAATACAGAAATTTGGAGTGATGGATTTTGTTGATTAAAGTTCGTTAAACATTGCGGCTGTCGTGGATATTGATAGCCGCAACCTCTCCTGAATTACATTTCATTTTTGGAGGAATCATGGCGCTAAAACTACTGGCAAATAACAATGCTAAAAGCGTCCTCGCGTCAGGAATTAGCGCATCTGCAACTGTTATTACAGTGAGTAGCGGGACAGGTGCCTTATTCCCTCAGCCCGTATCAGGTCAAAGCTATTTCAAATTAACCATTGTTGATGCTGCGACTAAATTAATTACGGAAATAATGCACGTTACCTCCGTCTCCGGTGACGTTATGACTGTGCAGCGAGGACAGGAAGGGACCACGGCAAGAGTCTGGTCAACGAATGATATTGTGGCAAATATGTTGACCGCGGGGTCTTTCCTTTCCTGCCTGCAGATCGCAAATAATTTTTCTGAAATTGCTGCCGAAGGAAGTGAGGCGATAAGGCAGGCGTTATTAAATCTCGGCTCGTCAGATGGCACGATCAATGGTCGCCTTATGGGCGTTCCGCGCGTCGTTACAAGCAGCGGCATGTTCACAAAAACACCTGGCGCAACAAAATGGAGGATTAGAATTTTGGGGGCCGGGGGCGGTAGTTCTGCTGCGCCGGCGACCGGTGCTGGTCAGGTTTCGATTAGCAATGGCGGCGGGGCTGGCGCATACGCCGAGGGAATTTATGACGTATCCGCATTAACCTCAGTAATGATCACTATTGGCCTTGGCGGGAAAGGCGGGACTGCATCCTCACTTTATGGGGAAGATGGCGGGACCAGCTCCGTAGGAACACTGATTTCCGCTCCCGGCGGCAAAGCGGGCCTGCCTGCAGGTCCGGCTAATCCTCCATTTCAGCCGGTGGCGAACACAAACTCGAACAGCCCTACCGGATGGAATATTGTCGGGATAAGTGGGCCTGGATCTGAGTGTGCATCAGCCATTTCAACTGAATATGCAATCGCTTCGCGCGGAGCAAATAGTCAACTTGGCGTAGGGGGCTCCATTCCGGCCATAAACAATCCGGCTAATAATGGCGGTGGATATGGCGGCGGGGCGTCTGGATGTTCCAATGGTCCTTCAAGGCCGGTTAATCCTGGTGCAGATGGTCAGAATGGGATCGTTATTATCGAGGAGCTGGCCTGATCGATGTGTCGCATTTGTGGCGTAACTGAAAAGCGCGATAAGGACAAGGAAGTCACACAACGACACGTAACGACACAAAACCGGATGCGAACGCGGAAAACATATGTGTTTACAGTGTGTTATTTAACGCTCTACTTTCTTCTAAGCCGTAG